TATTATCTAATGGTAGATGAAATGGATTGCAGTAAAGGTCTTTATAATTGCAATATCAATCGTTTAAGGCGAGGAATTAGCGATGATATTCCTACTGGTGTTGATGTGTATGCTGACTACGAGAGAAATATCTTTAATCTGACACACAACAAGTCTGATGATTTGAATATGCAGAACATGGAGAACTTTTCAGCACTCTTTGAACAAAAACATTCTTCAACGGGTGAAAGCATAGTTATTGCTATCAATCACCTCTTTGGCTATATGTTTAGTAAGAAAGCTCCACTGAAATTCAACTATTCTAACATTGATTTAGAACCCTATCAGCAATATATAAAAGAACACAAAGTTGAATGTGCCGACTCATGGACTATCATCATGGATGAACCAGACAGGAATCTTTCACTTGATAATCTCAAGCAAATCGAGAGCGTATTGTCTTTCAAAAAAGAGCATACTCAAATCATTGCGGTTATACACAATCCATTATTGATTATGTCTCTTCAAAGATACAAGCATATTAACTGGATTGAATTAACTGACGGGTATCTAAACAAACTAAAAACTATATTTGAAAAGAAAAGATTATGACAAGTGAAAATATCTATAACAAAGATGGCACTCAAAGAAGTTGCCCACATGGGTCAAGTGTTACCTATCCAGTTGGAACAATTAGTCATGTAAAGGTTGGGGATGAAAATTGCACCCTACGCCCTTGTTATCATTGGGGAAACGGCATCAAGACAAATGATGAAACATCACAAGACATTTTGTGTTGCTACCCTAATTTCAGTCCTAAATATGGAATTGACGATAATAAAACATAAGTACACGTTTGAGCTGCTGCCCTCAATCTGCATAACGTGGTTGAATGGGTACATTCTAACACTTTCGTTGGGAACATACACATTAGATATTCAAATTTAAAACAAAAACAAATGACTATCCGAATTTACAATAGAGCATATTTGCGTTTTGACTCGTTTATAAGTTTTCGCAAAAGTTTATGTTCTTGTTCAAAACCCACTTGTGGAGCAATAAAACCACGCAGGATGGGCTACAATATCTATTTTTGGAAATACATTATCAGTATCAGTTATAATAAGCCAGATAATTGCAGTTTCCCATTTTAAACTTTATTGATTATGGCATTTACATTAGAAACTAACACAGAAGAACAAAAATATATAGAGAACGCAGTTGGTGGCACATCAGACATTATATATGCTATGCGTGATGGAATTAGAATTGATGGTTATATTTCTTACGACGATATGGCGGAGATTGTTGATTATTTGCGGACGCAAACGATTCTAAAAAACGTTGGTTTTGATTACGAGAATGCAAATATTCAGTAACAAGACTTTGCGGAGAAATCACAAGACGATTCAACAATAGAGCAAGTTCTTGCAGATATGAGAAAAGATTTTGACACATTCTGCAAGCAAGCAGAAGAGTTCGTATTAAAAGCGAAACAATATGACAGAAAGTGAATTTAACAAAACACGATTTAGATATATCAGACATGTACCAAATAGATTCGAGCATCGTTCAGAATACGCAAGCAGTGATGGTCGTTTAGGTTTGGCTGTTATTATACCATACGACAGATACAATCAACCTAAAAGAAACGAAAAGCGACAAGTATGTTATCGAATAGACAACAGAACATACCCATTAAAAGAAGATTTTCTTATTGCACTTGAATATTTTAACCCTTAAACACTAAATATTTAAAATAAAATGATTAAATTTGAAAGCGAAATCTTAGATTGGTTGAATTTACCATCTATACCAAAGAAAAAATGGGACGGTAAAACGTCTTTCAAAGTTGGCGTTGCTGTTATAGAACTACAATACGGAGCGCAAGCATACGCAGTAGCAACTTTTGATAGTGATAGCGATAGCGAGCCACGAATCAAGAAAGTGTTCTCACTTGAACAATTCGTTAAAGTAAGCGAAATCTTTGTTGTTCCGTCTTACATGGATGAAGATATAGAACACATGGATTTAGACGAGCAAAGCAAGCAAGCTGCACACAGACTATTGGAAGAAGCCCACGAACTCGAAAACGAAGGTATCGAAGAAGAAAAGATTGAAATGCCAAAGAACGAGTATTTCTTTGATACAATACACAACGACGAAGAAGCTATTGCTTTTATCAAGTCGTACAATAAAGCGAATAGGATTAGAGGACGAATACCACGCGACCACGAAACAATCGTTATGAAATTATCGGTTATTTGGTCTAACCTACAAAACAAAAACAAAAAGAATAAAAATAGAAAGTAATTATGAAACAGAAAAAACAAACAAGAGCGCAAATCGAACGCAGGCTTGAACGTGCTGTGTTGCATATCGACAGAACAAAGGAAACAAAAGAGTTCTATTTCAGCGACAAAGGTCTTAGGTTGATTGTGACGGAAGACTACGCTATTGTTGAGACAGGTTTCCACAGACATGTGTTTAGCAACATCACATCGAGTGGGGTTAGCCGCCCATACCTGTATGTAAAGCGATTTATTGAAATCACTGAAGAGCATGATGACAAAATCATAGACAATTTTCAGTATTCATATACAAAGTTGTTTGAGGTGCTGAAAGAAGAAAACAAAGCTGAATACAACATCGCAACTTATTTTGATTGGTGGTGTTTTAATTGCTTTGTTCCTTTGTATTCGATTGGCGAAAGTGATGCAGGAGCTTTTCTTGTTTACGAAGATTATCTTCATAACATTGCAAGAAACGCTGTATTGTTGTCTGAAAAAACAGAGGATATGACAAACAAGCAGTTCTTCGAGAAGGTTGTCGAGAACATGAAAACATACATTAGCGAGATTGATGAAGTTGTAGTGTTCAAGAAAAAGACAGACGATGAAGTGATGAAAGAAAGCGTTGAAGCATTACAAGAACAGGAGTTAAACCAAACAATCGAACAAGAAGAAAATGGAAGTCAAGATTAAAAAGCTATACGAGGATTCTATATTACCAACGAAAGCACACATGACTGATGCTGGATTTGACTTGTACGCTCATTCCAAGTCTTATGACAATAACGGAAATGTAGTGTATGGTAGTGGTGTTGCAATGGAAATCCCCAAAGGCTATGTAGGTCTTGTGTTTCCGCGTTCAAGCAATGCAAAAAAGGACTTATTGCTTAGTAACTCCGTTGGTGTTATCGACAGCGGCTATCGTGGTGAGATTTCTTTCAAGTTTAAGGCGTCAATTCATGCTTCGCGTAACGAAATGTTGAATGAGGAAGTTTGTGCTTTTGTGAACAAGCCTACAATATACAATGTTGGCGAACGTATAGGTCAAATTATTATCATGCCATATCCAGAAATCGAGTTTATCGAAGTTGAAGAATTATCTGATTCTGAAAGAGGTACTGGAGGTTATGGCTCAACAGGGAAATAATTATAGTTAAAAATATGGAAGAAAAAGAATTTGAATGGGTTTCAGTAAGCGAAGTCGCAGAAAGAGAAGGTGTAACCGCCCAAACAATCTATCTACGTGTTAGATGCGGCTTATACGAAACAATGAAGTTTAAGCGAGGTAAAATGAATGGCATCTTAATTAAAGTACCAAAACAACAAAAATAACTATGGTATCAAAAACAGCGCAATATTATCGTACACACCCAAAAGCAAGGGCGAAGAAAGCTGAATACGATAAGAAATTCAACGAGAAGCCAGAGCAAAGGGAAAAGCGTTCAGAGCTTGTTCAGAAGAACAGGGAACACGACGAGAAATACGGCAAGGCTTCAAGGGCAGGTAAAGACGCTTCGCATACAAGTCACGGTATTGTTTACAAATCATCATCAGCCAATCGTGGTAGCAAGTCAGATACCGCTGGAGATAAACGAGCAAGAGGTGGTAAGAAAAAGAAAAAATAGCGACTATGGCGAAGAAAAATAAAGAACTAACAGAACTACGGCTTAACTACGAAAGAGCATGCCAAGCGTATGTAAACGCTTTGTACGAGCTTTGGAATGTAGATTCTATATATTGTTGGTGGGTTGGTGATAGAGTTGGTTTAAACGTACTTGTTGTAAACACCGAACATTGCTTATCTATGGACGATTTGATTTTCTGTGTTGAGAACGAAGTTAGCTACGACGAATTTCTTGACAACGAAGATTACAATTCTTGGGCTATAGAATTTGGTGTTAATTGCATAAACATCAAACACTGGCACATGGGTAATCACGGCGCACCAGAAGAAGAGCGAGAAAGATTGTCTAAGTTGAAGAAAGACTTTGAAGATGCGGTTGATGATTGTAAAAGTAAGTTTTAGCGTTCGACCAAAGATAACGTAAGGGTAGTGGTACTACCGATTAAGTTTGGTAGTACCTCGCCCTTTTTATTTGATAGGATATGTCAAAGAAACCAAGAAAAAGACGCACCAAGAAAGGGAAGATTAAGTTAAAGAGTGGTGCGAAAGTTGTTCGCAAAGATAGTGTAAGAAATGATGCTATACCACGCATACAAGGTAGACCACCTGCAAGTGTTGCACCAGTATTTAGAGTAAAGATTAGAAAAAAGCAATGATATATAAATTCAGACGACTACTAATTAGAATTGGTAAAGTCGTACCATTTGTTTTATGCTTACTTGTATGCTCTAATTATACTGAAACGCTATTGGCTCTATTAACGAACGATTATATTGAATGGAGTGGTGTAATTATACTAAACACAAGATTATCATTCTTTATTGGTAATTATTTTGAATACAACGTACAAATGCTTATTGTGTTATGTATAATCAGTATTGCAGTTGAAACTTGCATCTACAATAAACTTGCGTGTGTTTATCTTAGTGTAAACTTAATCGAAAAGTCTTACTTTAATTTTGAACTCGAACCAACTTACATTTACATCATCTGCACTTTGAACATCATAGCCGCAGGCTACCTAACTTACAAAGGGATTAAAATACTAACATCGAAATGACAGAACAATTACAAAAGAAAATTGAACGTGCCATTAAACTTATTCAATCAGCAAGTAAGATAGCAAAAGAACACGCTCAACCGTTGGAACTTTGTTATTCGGGTGGTAAAGACAGCGATGTTATTCTTGAACTTGCAAAAATGGCTAACGTGGAATTTCGTGCAATATACAAGAATACAGGGATTGACCCAAAAGGAACTATACAGCACTGCAGAGAAAACCATGTAGAGATAATGAAGCCGAAGAAGAATTTTGGTGAGTTAATTCTTAAACACGGTTTCCCTTCAAGAAGAAATAGATATTGTTGTCAATACCTAAAAGAATACAAGATACTCGACTATGCCATTCTTGGTATTCGAGCTGATGAAAGCAATGCAAGAAAAGAGAGGTATAAAGAGCCAGAGCAATGTAGGGTTTATAGTAAGAAACAAAAAACAAGGCAATACTTTCCAATCTTGGATTGGACTAAACAAGACGTTCTCGACTTTATCAAAGAAAGAAATATAAAGCTGCACCCATTATATTATGATTGTAATGACAACATCAATATAAATGCACGTTTGGGTTGTATGTGTTGTCCTATGGCTGGTTACAAAAAGAGATTAGAAGAATTTAAGAAATACCCCAATATGGTTAAACTTTACGTTTTGAGGGGGGGGCAATATCTCAATAATCATCCAAACAGCAAGATTTCACGATTATGCAAAGACGCTTATCAATTTTTTTGTTTTGATGTTTTTTGCGAGCGTTCAAATATAAGGTTTCAAAAAAGATTTGGTAAAACTCTTTTCGACGATGGGATAGATTGTAAATTGTTCCTTGAGGACTATTTTAAAATCAAATTTAAGACTTAATCTACAAAGGGATTAGAAGATTATGATGATAACACCAAACGCCTATATATTAGGAAATTGTCTTAATGTAATGCAAGATATTCCAGACAAAAGTATCGACGCTATTATCTGTGATTTGCCATATCAAGTGCTAAACAAAAGCAATCCAAATGCCAAGTGGGATAAGATTATTCCCTTTGAGCCACTTTGGAAACAATACGAACGTATCATAAAAGATAATGGTGCAATCATTTTGTTTGCACAAGGTATGTTTACGGCACAGTTGATGATGTCAAATTCTAAGTTGTTTAGATATAATCTTGTTTGGAATAAAGGTCGTGTTACTGGTTTTCTCAATGCAAACCGAATGCCACTGCGTTGTCATGAAGATATTTGCGTGTTCTACAAGAAACTACCTACATACAATCCGCAAATGGAAAAGTGCGAGCCACACCAACGCAATCACGGTAGAGGTAGTGTTATGAGAGGAATGACAAACAACTGTTATGGTAAGTTCACTTCTACACCAACTGTTATTTCAGACGAGAAATTTCCAAAGAGTATTATTCAAGTTAAAAGCGAACACAAAAATGGTGAGTTCTATCATCCTACACAAAAACCCGTAAACTTATTACGTTACCTTATTCGTACATACACAAACGAGAATGATGTTATACTCGACAACGCAATGGGCAGTGGCAGCACAATCGTTGCTGCAATACGAGAGAAACGTCGGTATATCGGGATTGAATTGAACGAAAAGTATTTTGAGATAGCCAACGAGCGAATCAAGAACGAGACGAGCCAACTACAAATAAATTTATAATTAAACAAATAACAAGAGTATGAGAACAATTAAAGAAAACTTCGAGGACAAGTCAAGGCTTGTCTGTGACATAAGTGACTTTATCGACGCATTAGAACATCCATTAGAAAATGAGGAAGACAAATATGCCACATTGGGTATTACTGTACGAGAAAGTGGTGTGAAAACAACAAGACTTTATAGTACACAAATTGCGCATTTTTCAGTACCGCCTACGTACAGTGATGGAACTATAAAAGAAACAGAGAAATTGCTTCTTGACAAAGAAACAAGGGATTGCATTGTTAATGCGCTAAAAGCAAGGCTTGAACAATTAAAGAAAGAAATAAAGGGTTTGATATGACAAAGTATATGTTAGAAGCGAAGACCGAAGAACAAAAAGAACACATCTTGAAAATTTTGGGTATGGGAGAACCCATCTCGCATTTCCCATTGAACTTTGATAAAGAAACCGATTTTGGTTACATGGAACACAACGACCGCATATATATCGACGGCAACATAAGTTTCGACAAAATGGCTGAAATTGTCGACTACCTAAGAGAGCAAAACAACAAATAACAAGGCTATGGAATTTGAAGTTTACAGGACATGGGAGTATGAAAACGCAACAAAAATGAGTTTTGACTCCCTTGAAGAACTCTTAGAGTTTACGAAACAAAAGCAGCAAGAGAAAGACAGTGTTGAAGGGCTTATCATTTCTTGGAATGAAGATGAAAAGATTTGGGAAGCTGAGATTTATGACGGTTATCGTGAATAACAAATAGCGAACGGATATGGAAAAAATAAAACAAGTAGATGCTGGCTACGAGTTTAACAAAGAAGGCTATGGTTGGTCAGAAACCGTTATTACAGACGAAAGTGTGTTGGCGGTTCTTGAAATGCGCTACGGCATTCAAATTGCGCTTGCTGTCGAATACAAAGAGGGCAATAAAACAAAGTCGGTACGCATAGTAACAAAAGACAGAAAACATTATAAACTATATTTGTAATAGTTATGGAAAAGAAAATCTACATAAGCGGTGCAATCACTGGCTTACCTCGAAACGAATACATGGAGAGATTTTCCGACGTAGAGCGAGAACTAATAAAACGTGGGTATAATGTTTGTAACCCTACAAAATTATTACCAGCAAAACATTTGTGGGTGTATAAACTCTTAGGTTATAAGCTGACACTTCTTTATGATTTATGGTATCTTATGAAATGCGATGGTATCTGCATGATTAAAGGGTGGAGCAAAAGTAAAGGCGCAAGACTTGAAAAAGCGGTAGCACATATATTTAACATTGAATTGATAAAACTATGAAACGCAATGATTACGATTTATTTTCTTACAAGAGACTTTAGAGGTAATTGTTCTCCAAGCAATAGAAACAATCCATTATGGCTAAAGAAACAAGACAAGATAAATGGTGAAATATCCATTGCTGCACCATATCCAAAGAACGACTACTTTCGCCAAACATTCATTGTACCATTACTTGATGAAAAAGGTTATATACAAGACAAGTATTATGGTACACATTTAACGAATTGTGATGGCATAAACTACACAATACAAAAGTGGCATCCAAATATGCCTAAACAACTAATGAATTTTCAATAACAAAGGTTTGAATATGAAACTAACAACAAAAGATGTAGCAAACGTAAATCCTGAATTTCGCATAATGAATAATCGTGTAGGTCTTTTTAACACAACAATGCAAGACCATAAGAAATTTGGATTGCCAAAAGCACAGTTGATTTTAACTGACATACCCTACAATCTGTCGACCAATATGTATGGTTCTAATCCTTCGTGGTATCAAGGGGGGTAATCGAAAGAACGGAGAAAGTGAACTCGCTGGCGAGACTGCATTTGTTACCGACGAAAATTTCAAGCCAGCAGAGTTCATGCACTTTGCTGCACAAATGCTAAAGCCAGAGCCAAAAGAAAGTGGTAAAGCACCTTGTATGATTGTCTTTTGCGAGTTCGAGCAACAATTCTATTTGATAGAACTTGCAAAGCGATATGGATTGAATCATTATATCAATCTTGTGTTTAGAAAGAACTATTCAGCACAAGTGTTGAAAGCAAATATGCGAGTGGTAGGTAACTGCGAATATGGTTTGATTTTGTATCGTGATAAGTTGCCTAAATTCAACAACAATGGTGCGATGGTGTTTAATTGTATGGACTACCCAAGAGATTTAGGTATGGCACGTATTCATCCGACACAAAAAAGCATACCAATGCTAAAAAAACTTATCGAGTTGTTTACAGATGTTGACGATGTTGTAATAGACCCGTTTGCAGGAAGTGGTAGCACACTGATAGCCGCAGCAAGTATGGGTAGAAAAGCATACGGTATGGAAATTTCCAAGAGGTTTTACATTGATGCTTGTGACGCTATTTCAAAGAATATACACCAAGATATATTCAATGAAAGCATACAAGAGAAAAAAAGAAAAGAATACATGCAACAAAAGCTGTTTAAAGATGAAACCGAGAAGTGATGTATTTAACTGCGATTGTGTTGAATATATGTCTACACTACCAGATAATTATTTTTCTTTAAGTATCGCCGACCCAAATTACGGTATAGGTATTTCAAGCAACCCAGTAAGACAAAAGCATGAAAAGAAAACGTGGGATAATACAACCCCAGATAAAACATTCTTTCAAGAGTTGTTTCGTGTGTCAAAGAATCAGATTATTTGGGGTGGCAACTATTTCGATTTACCACCAACAAAAGGTTTTATCGTATGGGATAAGAAACAGCCAATAGATTTCACTTTGGCAATGTGTGAGTACGCTTGGACTTCTTTTGATAAGCCAGCAAAAATGTTTAGACAACACGTTGCATCTAATGGTGAAGATAAAATTCATCCAACGCAGAAAAGTGTCGCTTTGTACGCATGGATATTAAAATACTATGCGCAAGATGGCGATTCTATTTTTGACCCGATGATGGGTAGTCAATCAAGTCGTATAGCAGCTTACAAGATGGGGTTTGATTATATAGGGTGCGAGATTGATAGCGATTATTTTAATAATGGCTGTGAACGCTTTGAAAAAGAATGTCTGGGTATCACACACGACAATAAAGGGAACACGATTACACAACAGAATTTTAAATTTGATTTATGAAAAAGATTATCTATCAAACACCACAACAACTCGAAGCACTAAAGGTTATTGCAAAAGAAATGGACTTTGGTGTATCACTAACGGTTACTGCTGCGCTGAACGAATTTATAAACTTTTACATCTTGTTACGTGACAACAAAAAGTATTTCAGACAACGCATCAAGCAACTTGCTAACGAGATTGATAGAAATGTAACAATACAAAAGACTAATATTATGTCTGAAATGAAGAACAAAAAGTTTTTCTTTGATTATTCAGATAGAGTAATAGACTTGGCTGATGAACACATATCGTTATTTAGAGACAGCTTAAAGAAGCATCTTGATAATGGTGAGTGTAAAGATAGCGAACTTGTTGCAGAATGTGAAGTCACAAGATTGTTGTTTTCTATTGCAACAGACCACTATAAACTAACAATGGAATACGGCAAGAATCATTTCAAATGTACGATGGTGCATAATTTTAACGAGTTCAATTTGTCTCATATTCAACAAAAATTCGAGAAGTTATGTGATTACTTTTATGCCACACAATCGTTTGTTGAATTGAACACAGAAGAAAACGAACGATTGTATAAAATTATGTGCAAAGGTTTTTTGCGTGGTGAATACGTAAACGAGTGTTTAGAGAACGCAAAGATTGAAAACCCTAATGTTAATTACGATGTAAAATTAGTTGAAAAAGATTTGGGATATTAAAAATAAAACAATAAATTTGCAATAATTTTATTAACAATAGAAAATATGGAAGATGGAAACAAAACGCAACAACAAATTACAAGAATTATGTCGTGGTTATCTTTGCAAGTTGAAATATATGGCAAAGAAACATGGACTTGGAGAATGGTTAGATAATATCATCAAAGCTAATTCAAACCATGAATGTGAAGCAACTGAAAAAGAAGTACAAATGCTTTCAAGGTTGTGTGATGACGAACGAGTACAACGTAAGGATATTCCAAATATTCTTGAAAAGTCTTATCGTGAGTGTTTTGACGATGATGATTTTGATAAGATAAAGAAATTAAAACACGTTGGTATTTACAGTAAAGTGAGTGCTATATTATTCAAAACCAAATTAAACAAAAAATAACATGAAAGAAAAATTGTATATAAAAGACAAGAATGGTCGGTATAAAGAATATCACGAACCAGTACAGGAATACGACAACAAATTATATAAGCGTGTTGTTCGTGGTAAGAAGGTTACATACACACCATGCTCTATGCTTATAACAAACGATATACCAGAAGGTGTTTGGGTGGTTGTTAAACACTATGGCTCTAAATCGTTTACAAACGGAAAGTATTTATACGAAAACTATATGTGCATGAAAGCTGGAGACTTACAAGATGTGTCACTCGCAAAGCTTGGAACAATGGAAAAGTATGCACATTATCTTTCGCAGCATCTTGACGAGATTCCAAAAGATAAAACTCAATACGATTTATGCCGTGCTATTGTAGGATTGCTATTCAAATACGAAGAAGAAAATGGGAAACGATAAAAGTGTATTAAAAAGTCAAGTTGGTGGAAATCATTATTCCAAACTTGCAATACAACCAATGGAGTACGCAATGAAGAATCATTTAGACCCTTGCCAACAAACAATCATAAAATACGTAACAAGATTTCGTGATAAAGGTGGTAGGGAAGATTTGGAAAAAGCGAAACACACGATAGATATGCTAATTGAATTTGAATATGGTAATAATGAATAAATGCGTTTTAAGCGGTTTTATTTTCAAAGTGGTACAAGTTACCACACGAATATACAAATGCGCTTAGAACGCACGACAGATACCTTAAAACGAATGTTTTGAATATTATGAGTAAAATACAATATCTTTGTTACGAGTGTATGTATTATGGTTGCACTGTTTTCGGGCAATCTATATGCAATTATGGTGGCTTAGAAACACCAACGAATGATTATTGCCATGCTTGCTATAAGTTTAAAGTAAAGAATTTATCAAATAGATAAAATCATTAAAAGCGTACAAAGTCTATGATTGAACTCGACACGATATATAACACGGATTGCCTTGAAGGAATGAAAAACATTCCCGACGGAACGATTGACGCGGTGATTTGCGATTTGCCGTATGGGACAACCGCCTGCGCATGGGATAGCGTGATACCTTTCGACAAGCTATGGGAACAGTACCGACGCATCGTAAAGCCGACAGCGGCAATCGTATTGTTCAGCCAGCAGCCGTTTACTTCGGCATTGATTATGTCGAATGTCAACGACTACAAGTATAATTGGATATGGCAAAAGGATAGCGGCACGAACTTTCTCAACGCACATCATCAGCCATTGAAGATAACCGAGGACATCTGCGTATTCGGTCAAGCGGCAACCACCGAGAGCAAACGCGGCATCTATCTCAACTACAATCCGCAAATGCGACAAGGCTTTGAGCCATACGTCTGCAAGAGTGGAGCGCAAAAGAAAGACACGGCAATGGTTCGCGGTGTATGCAAGGCGCAAGATGGTGGAACTCTAACAATCAGCGATGGTAGTCGATTCCCTATCAATCTTATCGCTTTTGACAGAGATTCCGAGCGTCTTCATCCTACCCAAAAGCCCGTTGACCTGTTGCGCTATCTCGTTCTGACCTACACCAACGAGGGCGACACCGTGCTCGACAACTGCATGGGCAGCGGCACAACTGCAATAGCGTGTATCAAAGAGAAACGGCACTTCATCGGCTTTGAACTCTCAAAGGAATACTACGACATTGCTTGCAAGAGAATCAAGAACGAGCAAGCACAACTTTCACTTTTTTAAAACTTAAAGATTATGATTGACTACGAGAAATTTCACAACTACCTCTGTGATGTGGTAGAGTATTATCAGAAAAAGAAAACCCTCAAAGGTTTTTCAGAAATTGCGAAAAAACATCATTGCGCAAAGATTACGACAGAATTATTCTTTCAGTATGAACTGCATACTATCACAAACGCTTCTATGCTTGACAAGAAAGTCTCTAAAAAAATTAGAGACCAGATTGCTAAGTGTCATGAAGAACGGTACAGTACAAAGAAAGAAGAGCCATTTGATAAGAGTATCTGCACGTTTAAGCAGTTTGATGATAAAAACGACATTCTTATTTGGGACGATATTTTACCTCTGTCAAAAGGTATGCTTGTATATATCGTAACAAAAGAAAACAAATGGATTCTCGACTGGTTTGCGTATGCCAGAATATATGATAACAAACTTCATTATTGTTGTGTTTGCGACTCATATTCGGATTGCAAGATTTACCCATGCACACCAGAAACAAGATGTGTTGCACAAGGGTTTGATAAAAATGTTTCCCAAGTGTATAAACTTTGGTATAATGCTACGAAGATTGAGGTTACTAAATGTTGTGAGCAATATGGCGAATACACCAAGCCATTATAATTTTTGTTAAAACATTCAAAACATTTGTGTGTTTAAAATAAAAGTATTTTCTTTGCAAAAGAAAGATGATTACGATGCGTTGCCAGCTACATTAAACGCAAAGTAAAGCGAGATAAAGTAATTACTATTTTTGCCGAAACGGGCGATATGAAAGCGGAGTAGCTGACGTGAGTAATATCGTCCGTTTGGTTTTCTAAACAAACAGCTACAAAATTATGGACCAAGAAGAACAAATCAAACAAGAAAGACAAATAAAAGGTATTTGGATTCCAATAGAAATTTGGAAGGATAAAAGCCTTTCATGGAATGAGAAAATATTATTTCTCGAAATAGATAGTTACACTTCAAAAGATAAGGATTGTTATTTCTCCAATGAGTATATTTCAGAGTTGTTAGGTATTAGTATAGCAAACGCAAGTAAAACACTTTCTTCATTGATGAAAAAGGGTTATGTTATAAAAACAAAATTCGATGGTCGTAAAAGATATATCAAATCAGCATTGTCGTTTTCGACAAGTCTGCATTGCCAAGAGCAACAACCCTCTCACGCGCGTGAGTTTAATTATAATAATAATCCAGATAAAGATAATAATAATCCAGATAATAATAAAGATAATAAAAAGCCAAAAGAATTTATTCCACCAACAATACAAGAAGTTGAAGCTTTTATCAAAGAAAAGGGTTATAACTTTAGTGCAAAGGCTTTTGTTGATTATTATGAAGCTGACGACTGGCATTATGGTAAAGGAGCTAATCGAAAGAAAGTATCTAATTGGAAAAAATGTTGTGCAACATGGTATGGGAATAGAAACAATAACAACGACTTATTTTCTCAATCATCAAATAGCAAAGAAGAAGATATGATGCAAAAATTCTTGTCTCTCACAGATTCAGAGCAAGCTAAGATATTACAATTAGATGCGTACCAATATCACATGCTACCAGCAAGCGCAAAAGAAGGATGGATGAATAACCGAAAGCAATTCATACTACAATGGTTTACAGAAAATGGACAATGATAAACTATATATCGAAGACTTTGCTTATTATCTCAATGGCAGAAATACAGGACACATAAAAGTAATTTGTCCTTTATGCCACGAACAAAGAAGTAATAAGAAAGACAAGTCTTTGTCAATAGATTGTGCAACACTTGCATATAAGTGCCATTATTGCGGTGCGAGTGGTTATTTGAAATCACGAACACGAGAGTCTATACAACGGATAAATAGAGAGGTTAAGCACATGCCAAAAACATATAGGAAACCAAGCACACAACCAAACATACAAACAACTTTGGATGCAGGTGTGGTTGCATATTTTAAAGGACGTGGTATCTCTGAAAAGACTTTACTTGAAGCGAAAGTAACGAAAGAGACTTATTACTTTCCACAAGATTCAGCAAAGAGAGGTTGTATTGCGTTTAACTATTATGTGGATGGTGAGCATGTAAACACTAAATACCGCACAAGAGATAAACATTTCACTTTTATTGGCGGTGCTAAGGTTGTTCCTTATAACCTCGATAGTATTGCTGAAAAATCTTATTCTGATGGTGAGCAAAAGTATTGCATCATTACAGAGGGCGAGTGTTTTGATGAAGACGCACAGGTTCTTACACAAAGCGGATGCTGGAAAAAGATTAAGGACTTAGAGCAAAACGATGAAGTAGCGCAATGGGAAAATGGCATAATCACCTTTGCAAAACCTTTGGCTATTGTTCGTAAACAATACGAAGGGGATATGGTCGAATTATATAGTCATAGAGGTAATTATACTTCATTCACCACACCACTGCATAATCTTGTTGTCGAGCGAAATGGTATAATCAAAAAATGCCATGCAATAGATATTCATTCGCAAATCAACATTCCAAGAAACGGCATTTACAATGGTGTAGGTATTCCTTTAAGCGAAGAGCGTTTACGCTTACTGATTGCAATAAGTGCTGATTTCACTATAAGAGAAAAAGGTGACTTTTATGCTTGCTTTAAAAAAGAGCGAAAGATTGAAAGAATAAAGATGTTGCTTGAACAAAACAATCTTCGCTATACTGCTTATAAGAGTAGTCGTGATGGTTATGTAGATTTTTATGTGCATAGACACCAAATTCAAGCATACAAGGAATTTCCTAATGAATGGCTTTATCTTGCAAGCAAAGAGCAAATACGTGTAATGCTTGAAGAACTTGTTTTGTGGGATGGTAATAGCGTGAACAACCGAACAATGAAAGAGTACAACACAAAATTGTATCACAATGCAGTTTGGGTTCAAACATTATGCCATTTAGGAGGTATGATGTCAACAATAACATACAGAGAAAACGAACATGGAAAATGGTATAAGGTTTCTTTGTTGAAAAAAAGTTTCTCTTCTATTAGTTCTAATAGAAAAAGACTTGTTCCATATAAAGGAATGGTTTATTGTTGCACAATGCCTAAAGGAACGCTTCTTGTTAGACAAAACGAAAACATTACTGTTAGTGGCAACTGTGACACTCTTGCTTATCTTGAATGTGGCTACAAACACGTAATATCTATGCCAGCAGGTGCAAACGTAAATCTTGAATGGATGGATGATTATGTGGAGAGCCATTTCGACAAGCTTGAAATCATTTATGTGTCAACGGATGGAGACAAGAAAGGCATTGAAGCAAAGAATGAACTTATTAGAAGGTTCGGTGCTGAAATGTGTAAGGTTGTCGAATATCCTGACGGTTGCAAAGATATAAACGAAGTTCTTGTCAAGTATGGTCGTGAAAAAGTTATTGAGTGCTTTGAAAACGCTTACGATGTAAAGCCACAGGGCATTGAAGAACTTTATGATGTTCAAACCGATTTGGACTATTTATTCCACAACGGACTGCAAAAAGGTGCAACGATAGGTATTCCCGATGTTGACAATATATTGTCTTTCAAGACTGGTATGCTGACGGTTGTTACTGGAGTGCCATCCCACGGCAAGACGTACTTACTTAATTATTTCCTTTCAAGACTGAATATTCTTAACGATTGGAAGATTGCTTTCTTCTCTCCAGAGTTTTATCCTGTTACATTGCATATATCGCAGATAATAGAAACGCTTGGTGGTGCAAGATTCAACGCACAAAACTACAACCAACGTACATACGAAGTTCTAAAAGAATACGTGAATAACAATTTCTTTTGGATTGACCCAGATGATACAGATATTAACTCCGTGCTTGAACGTGGAAAATATCTCATTCGTAAGAAAGGAATTAGAGCTTTCGTTATAGACCCTTTCAACGCTTTAACTGATAAAGAGAGAACAACACAAAAGCAAGATGAATATATAAGCGAGTTCTTGCAAAAGATACGATGGTTTGCAAGAAAGTATGATGTCGCTTTGTTCCTTGTTATGCACCCAACCAAACAACAAAAACTTGAAAGCGGACTATATCCTGTCGTTGACTTGTACGCTTGCAAAGGTGCGTCTGAAATCTACGACAAAGCTGATATAGGTATAACAGTGTGGAGAAACGAGCAAGCCAACTATGCTGAAATGCACGTTACCAAAATGAAGTTCAGACATCTTGGAGAAAAAGGTCGTGCAACATTTGTATTTAATATCAATAACGGTAGATACGTTTCAATACCAAACATAGATGGTAAAGCTGTTTATATCAACCCTAACGAGATACCTTGGGATAATAGCAATTATGTTATCAACAAGATAGAAAACGCACAAGAGCAACAATCTATTTCGTTTGCAAACGATACTACAATAAACGTTCAACAAGAAGAATTAGACCCTCTTGGCTTACCAATAGCTGGCGAAGCACCGTTCTAATTGTTAAATAAATTAAAATCGAAAATAAAATGTACTAATGATTTGTATTCTTAAATAAAAATATCTAAATTTGCATTACGTTATTGATTATACACAATTAGGGTATTTTGATTATTAGTCTATCATTATTTCGGTAGCCACTTGTGAAAGCCGCTACCGCTTTTGAAAAGAATCTCAATGAGTTTACACATATAAAATGGTTTCGTGAGAAACTAAGAGTGGTGGACGTTGTGCGCGTCACAGGAAATAAAGCACTCAACTCTTTTTTGCCATAATGATTGATTAAAGTGAAGTAACAAGGATTTGTCATTTAGAAGGGTTCGAGTCCCACACCACTCACACACTTAAACAAAACAACGAAAACAATATGGAAAAGACAACAGGATTAAAAAAGATTTATATAGACATTATGGTTGATGGTTATTTCTGGAATCAAATACCATATATGTATCTGCCAATTTTACCAATAGACGAAAAGGATGCAAACGCACAAGTATTAAAAGCTTTTCCGTCTTTAATCAATAAGAACTACACCCTCGAATTTAGCGAACAAAGAATTATCAAAAGATGAATTATTGTTTTTACACTGGCAGGGTTGGTAAACCACCTAAATATGCCAAAAGCGAAAGCGGTGTGGAATATGTGTCTTTCTCTATTGAAGAAACATCGCAAGAAACGTATCGTGGAAATTATGCAATTCTACATTTCTCTTGCTTTAGTAAAAAAGTTATCGACTATTTAAAACGAGTTGATTTTAGACAGGGAAACATAGTCGTTGTTGTTGCGAGAACAGATTATTTTCCAGAAGACGTCAAAGGTAAAACAGTATATAGAATGGGACTTAACGCAACAAAAGTTCTTGTAGTAAAAACATAAACAAAACAATTATGGAACAGTATCAACACAAAGAAGAGATTATCAACACGAGAGTTGGTGGTTTAGGTGGCTCTGATGCAACTATGCTTGCACAAATAGCAAACCTTGGCTATGTACCTAAAAATGCGTATAAAAGGCTCGCTGTTTGCAAAGGACTTATACCAAGCGTAGAACACGCTACAACTCCTGCTATGCGATTTGGCGATTATATTGAAAACCAAATCTATCAGCACTTACTTGCTAACAATGGTGACTACAAAAGCAATCCGATGATTGTTAGTAAGAAATATAGCAAAAAGAATTGCAAGTTATTCTGCCACCCAGACTTTATGTATGTGGATGAAGCAAACGAAACTATAAACATCTACGAAGTGAAAGCCACAAAACTTGATGCGAGAAAAACACGTATTATGTATAGTGCGCAACTTTACATTGAATGGCTACTTGCAAAGGAATACGCAACACAGATGGAAGGACGTTGGAGAGTAAATTTATATCTCGTCCATTACTCTACAGATGGTCTTAACCTTGACGAGCCAAACGAATTTACTCCTGATAGAATGTCGGTGCATAAAGTAAAGTTCAACACACAAGTGCTTGATGTCAACTTCGCAATGAATATGGTTGATGGCTTCCTCGAAAAATTCGATTATTATTCAGAAGATGAAGAAATTGACGCTACGTTGTTGCCAACTGGAATAAAGTCGCAGTTTGATAACGTTGTTACGTGCTTGAATGAAATCAAAAATTACGAGCAAAAAGTCGAGGAATTTAAAACTCGTCTTTATAGTTTTATGCTTGAAAAAGGTATCAAGAAAATATCTTGTGAAAGCTTTTCGTTCACATTGGTTAATCCTACCGAGTCTTGCACTGTTGATTACAAAAAGTTCTTTGTTGATGAAATAGAAGCAAAGCATCCAACAAAAGCAAAACGATTTAAAGAGAAATACAAGAAAGTAACAAAGCGTAACGGTTATGTTACAGTAAAAGTCAAATAAAAAACAACCTCTTAAAACAAAACAATTATGGCAAACGAAGTAAAAAAAGCTGTTACGTACAGCTTAAAAACGTTCAACCAAACAATTACAAGTCCTGCAACACAAAAGTACCTCTCTGACTTGCTTAAAGAGCGTAAGGGCGCATTTGTAAGCAATGTAACCGCACTCGTTGCAAACAACGTAAACTTACAAGAATGTGAGCCATTCACGGTTATGTTTGCTGCATTGAAAGCAACTGCGTTGAATCTCCCTATTGAACCTTCATTGGGCATGGCACACGTTATTCCGTACAAGAATAAGAAACGTGGTGTTACGGAAGCTCAATTCCAAATCGGTTATAAGGGTTTCCAGCAACTTGCTTTGCGCACAGGACAATACAAACGCATTAACACAACAGAAGTTCGTGAGGGTGAGATTGGAAAGCGTGACCGTCTTACTGGCGAAATCGAATGGCACTGGATTGACGACGACGCTAAAAGACTTCAAACACCTATCGTTGGTTATGTAAATCATTTTCAACTATTGAATGGTTTTGAAAGTACGTTCTATATGAGCAAAGAAGAGATGAACGCACACGCTCTCCGTTATTCACAGACTTACAAGTCGAAAGAATCATTCATTCGTGAGCAGAGTAAGTGGACTACCGACTTTGATGCAATGGCAATGAAAACCGTTATCAAGCTTAATCTTAGCAAGAATGGTGTTCTTTCTGTTGAACTCGCAGACGCCATTCGTGCCGACCAAAGTGTTATGCGTGAAGAAAACAACTACGAGTATATTGACAACGAAGAGCAGAAAATTATTGACGCTCAAAAAGCACAAGAAACCGCTGAAAAGTTTGCAGACTTTACCGAATAACAATAAAACAAATACATTATGAAAGTAACAATCATAGTTGACACATACTTGCCATTTCTAACACAGGTGGCAAGTATTGTGAATAGTAAAAACGCTTTACCAATCCTTGGTACTATAAAAATTGAAACACGTAGTGAAAAGAATACAGCCATTCTTACAAGTGGTGATGGCGACATGTGGTTGCAAGTTGTAGCACCTACTGGCGGTAGCGATAGCGATTTTAAATTCTGTGTTGATGCAAAGGATTTATTGCAAGCACTTCGTAACCTTAGTGGTCGTGTCGTAACTCTTGATATTGATGAAAGCAAACAGATGGTTAAGGGTGAGTACGAAAATGGTGATTTCTCTTTGCCAATACAAAATGCTGACAAATACCCACAAATACCAGTTAATAATCAAGAGCCAAAGACTATCATTCTTCCTGTTTCAAGAATTATCAACGCTGTCGATATGACTGTTTTTGCAGTTGCATCTGACGAGCTTAGACCTCAACTTAACGGAGTACACTTTGATTTTACAAACGAATCAATGACTACTGCTGCAAGTGATGGTTGTAAGCTTGCTCGCTATCAGGATAATGTGGTTAAGTTAAACGATATGGAGGCGTGTGGCTTTACAATATCTTCAAAAGTATGCCACGCTATCACAACAATTCTTGATAAGTACGACGGTGATGTAAAGCTTGCTTTTACCGACAATTCTATCTCTATAAGTAACCAGCAATTCAAACTTAACGCAAGACTTGTTGATGGACGATTTCCTAACTATAACGCAGTAATACCAAAAAACAACGATGTAATTGCTGTGATAGATAGAAGCTTACTTCTTGAAAGCATGAAACGTGTGCTACCTTTCGGAAGTTCTTCAAGCGAGTTAATGGTCTTGATGTTTCAAGATGGTAAAGTAACCGTATTTGCTGAAAATATAGACTTCTCTCTATCTGCAAAAGAAACAATCTTCTGTGATTATAACGGCGACAAGTTTAAGATTGCCTTTAAGGGTTCTTATCTTTCACAGATGGTTTCTAACATCAAAGACGAAAAAGTAAAGTTTATGATGAAAGATTCATCTATGGCTGCTTTAATCACTTCTTTTACGGCAAATACAGAAACAGACTTTATCTCACTTCTTATGCCAATGCAAATAGCGTAGAGTAATGAGCGACTACAGTTACACAAATGGTTTTCTCGAACAAAACAAGAATGGTAGATACGAAGGAAATCTGCGTATAGATGGAGTCGATTTATCACCAATAGAGGGTATGTTCTTCCAAGAGGAAGGGCATACCTATCTATGGCTAAAAAGAAAACCTATCCTTGAATACGACATGGAAAGCCAGACTTACAAGACAAGACATAGTGAGCCACGGTGGGAATCTTATTTACAGAAGCAGAAAGATGGTGTTGTGGCTTATAAAGGCGAGTGTACTTTCTTGCATTTCAAGTATGTTGTTATGGGTGTGTGGGATAAGGTTTACGGCATGGAAAAACAAAAGATAAACTTCTTTGTTGAAAGATTGCCAATGAGCAGACAAACGCTAATAAATAGTATAAACGATAGAAAAAGAAAAAGCAATGGATGATGTTTGTATTTTATCAGAGATTACAGAGCTATTGAAAGATTACAATGGAGCAGAGATTCAATTACTCGCAAACACCGTTGCCGCTGTCTGCGACGTAAATATTGACGAAATGTTATCTGACAATGGAAAGATACACAACACACATGCTCGTTATCTTTATTGGTATTCGATAAGGTATTTAACACACGATAGCAACACTGTTATAGCAAAAACATCTATCCCTAATAAGACATACGCAGCGGATAGTGTTAGGAAAGGAATAAACTATGTTATAAAGCTGATTGACTATCATCCACAATGGGCAAAACGATGGCGAGCTGTTAAACGTGTTGTTTCTACAATAAAAAATGAAACGCTTGAAAAGAAGAACAAAATTATAATTTCTGTACCAGAAGGAATTGAAGTTGAAATCAAAAAACTATAAGAATGGAAAACAATAAGCTATACTTAGGGATTGACGTTGGTAGTAAAGGGTTTATATCCATGCAAAAAGATGGTGTATGGGAACACTTTTCAATAGAAGATAACGACTTGTACCAGCTAAGTGAAATAATGCTTCGAGCAAGAATCGAAAACGAAAGTATTGCGTGTGTGATAGAGGATGTTAAACCCATATTTGGTAGCAGTGCAAAATCTACGTTTGCTTTTGGCTTTAACAAAGGTTATCTCATAGGATTGCTTGCAGCTAATCAGATACCATACACACTGGTTGCACCAAAGGAATGGCAAAAAACAATTTGGACTCATTCCGATATGGTTGTTACTTATAAAGAAATTCGTGTAAAAGATAAAATAGTGCAGAAAAAAGTTGTTGACACAAAGCAAACATCAATCAATGCTTGTAAGAGATTATTTCCTAATATTGATTTGAGAAAGTCTGCACGTTCTAAAAAACCTGACGATAACAAAGTAGATAGTATGTTGTTAAGCGAATATGGAAGAAGAAAAAACTTTTGATATGACTAACGAGGTTTGGCGAGATATTGCTGGCTATAAAGGTTATTACCAAGTTAGCAATTATGGAAGAGTAAAAGTTTTGTCACATAAAGTCACCCGTGGTTTTTGCACAGTAATGTGCGAAGAAAAAATTTTAAAACCAAGAGTAAAGGATAATAAGTATTTATTTGTATGTTTAAGTAATGGAAATAAAAAAACATCAAAAGAAAAGTATATTCATAGATTGGTTGCAGAAGCTTTTCTTCCAAATATTCATGGTAAAAAAGAAGTTGACCATATAGATGGAGATAAAGTAAATAATTTGGTTACTAATCTTAGGTGGGCAACAAGACTTGAAAACGTAAACAACCCGAATACTGTTGGTAAAAACACTTTAAAAGTTTTGATTTCATCAAGAGACGGTTTGTATAATGAGATATTTCCATCATTAACAGCGGCTTCTAAAAAATTAAACATACCGCTTTCAACCCTCTCTTGGGCAAAATCAGAGCAAAAGAAAAACAAAAACACGTTTCGCTTTATCATAGAAGAATTATAAAAAATATAAGACCATGCTTGATTATTTAAGTACGCAAAACACACTACATACACGAACGATAAATTTTACACCACAAGAATACTTTTTTGTTTTACAAGTTGTTCTTGGCGAAAGTATAGAAATTGCTTATGCAAGTGTATATGACACGGCTGAGTTTAAAAGAAACGTTCCAAGTGTTGATGAAGAAGAATATCTTGCAAAACATAAAAGTAATGCACAAAATCTTCTTACCTCTCAAACATGTATTCAATTAAAAGAAGAACTTGAAGCACAATACAATTCAGACATACAAGACAAAGCGAGTACATTACAAGACTACAAGTTTACTGGTGCTGATGTGCAAAAACTTTTGAACAACTTGTTACACGATAGGTCGGCAGATTTATCAGAGGCATCTGTCCGAGATATTCTTGCTTTGTTGAAAACAATGTACGAAACAGGCACTCTTGACTCTGGAGATAGTTTTGAACGACATTGGATAACGATACCAAAGAAATACGATATTATTTGTCCTCAATGTAATGTAGAGGGTTATGCTGTTGAAGGTCTTGATTTCCGTTGCACACGATGTGGTCTTGTTGCAAAATGGGATGAAAGCCAGCACAGATTTTTCCCTCAACTAAATCATTTGTAACATGGAATCAGTATGGTATAACCTACGAAAGAAACCAAGACCATACGAATATGTGCTTGTCGAAACTTACACCAAACATTATCCTTATAGAATTTGCTATATGCTTGAAAATGGTGTTTGGAGAGATGCTTACAAAACTTCATATTGCTTTCCAAATCGTCTAAGAGAAAAATATGGTGGCAATGATTTTAGAATTAAGAAATGGGCTTATATTAACGATATAAAATAATAACGCTTATGGAAACGAAACTCAACGACAACGAAGTTAGAGAAATTGCCAAGATGCAAAAGGAGATAGATTCTTATAAAGGATTTATTGGTGCTATATTTATAATGGCTAAATCAAAAGAGTGTGTAAGATACCCTTTGTTCGGTGGTACAGAACTTACACACAAAATGAATTTTATTTGGAGGTTCGTAAAAGAACACATACAATAATAGAAATAGCCGTTATTTGCGCTCTGTTGTGCGTTGTAACGGCTTCTATCTATCGAATAGTACAAGTTATTACCTTTGAATTTAAACGTGCTTAAAACGAATTTTATTCGATTTTAACTTCTTCGAGTTTTTCCCCTTCTAATTTTGGTGCATTAAGCATAGATGGATTGCTCCAGTTATTACCAAACATCGAGCCAAGAATACCAAGCGCAAACAAATCGGTCACGCTACTTAGTTGAGGAACTTTTGCCCATAACAAAGTGCTTAATGTGTTAAGGTGTCCTTCTGTTGCCATCTTGTCTTTTGTGTATTTCTGCTTCTCAAACTCGTCAAGTTTGTAAAATTCTTCTGAATACACAAATCGAGTTTTTTCTATGAGACTATTAAGCGTAGTCTCATATTCTTGCAAAAGTTTTTCTCTTTCCATAATCTTTCTTTGTATGTATTATTGTTGTTAATAGCAAGGTTCACCAAGTAACAAAACCGCTTGTTGCATCAGCCATCCTTGGAGATAAGCCGCACCCTCTTCATTATAAGGCTCATTGTAATAATCAATGATAGACGTATTCACATGATAAAGTTCATGGTTCACGGAATCCCAAAATTGTTCAGCACTTGTTGCCTTACCAATAAATATAGCCGACATACGTAAATCGTCTAACGAAAGTGCCATACCTGTATTGTAGTCCGATAATACATCTAATGCTTTTTTCGCATTAAACAACGACATACCAAACGAACGCATTATTGCTATAAGTTCAACAGCGTCTCTATTTGTGTCGAAATTATAAACAACTATTACACCCCACCTATTGTTAGGTGGTACGTTAATATACTTGGTCTCCATACGACAAACTTATTATATTATAGATACCTTTCCCAATAGATAGGAATGCCTGCGTTACACATCTTTGTTACAAAGCAATCCAGCACGTTCTCTGGCATACCATCAGGGTCACAAAGCGTTTCCTCTACGAACGTCGCACGTAGTTCATCCGTCTTGCAAGTCTTTTGATAATCAGCAACAGCCATATTAAACAAATACCAACTTGTATAAACAAATTCACTTGGTAACTCAACACCATTTTCTTTCAACACTTCTTGAACATCATCTACCTTTCTAACAACAATGCGTTTCATGGTTTTTGTTGCTGGGTCTTTCATTTCCATATTTGAAATAGCCCACTCTGCAAGTCTTTTGCTAAACAAACCATGATACATATCCTCATAGATTGCTCTATCTTCTGAAATATAATGTTTCATAATTCTTTCTAATTTATTTAATATTAGAAAGGATTGAATAGTACAAGACTACCCAATCCAATCCCTTTCTTTATTTTAAATATACCTTCCTCTGCTATCACGCTGACGACGATAATGCTCTTCATCTTCCCATTCATCTTCTTTATCTTCCCAGCCGTGCCTATAGCCCTGACGATAGCCTTCGTTGTAATCTCCGCGCATCATCGGATTTGTGCCACCATAACGATAACCACCTCTCATATTTCTGCGCATCTGTTGACGCATGGAAGACTGACCTCCATCGCTGTCTTTATCTACAAAAATATAACCCATTTGTAAAGTCCTTTCTTTTTGTGGGTTCAAATTCTTTAGGTTGAAGCTCCACCGTTTAACGAGCGAAGAATAGAAAGCATTTCTGCGTTTTGCGATTCAATCGTTGCAATCCTTGCGTCAGTTGCCTTTTGCTTTTCTTCTAAGTTTTGAATCGTTCTCGCTTGTTTCTTGTTCTCTGCATATTGTGGGTTCAGCACTTCAAGCATCTTTTCGCTTTCTGAAATCACGCTTTTGTGATAAGGAATCTGGTCGATGGCTTTCTTTGACGTTTGAAGCATAGCGTCAACAGCTTGCAACATTGCTTCACGACTACCACTGAACGTGTCGTTACCTCTTGCGGCAATTTCTACATTTATTGGTATATCGTTAAACACTTCATCTTTGCCATTGATAGTAGCAGTTACATCAATAACTTGTTGCACTTGCATACCCATAGCAATATTGGGCGTCTGCGTTGGAAACTTTGCTCTTGGCTGACTTTTCGCTTTTACGACACCAACTTCCAATAAAGGCTTTTCACCTCTACGAAGAACATAAAACGGATTGCCGTTACCTAAAGAATTGAAATCCATGTTAGTAAATTTTATTGGTTGATTACACAATCGTTCTTGACATTAACGAGAGTATCCCGTTAAATCTATCGTTGAATACAAGGAACACATTCGTAGCCAGTAAGTCAGCAACCGTAACCGCTGCACCATTTGGCAAAGTCAACGCTCTTGTTACACCATTCAAAGTAAGTGTGATTGGAAGCGTTGCGGTTGCATCTGCTGGAATTGCATTTTCCATACGAACAGTAAAGTAACCTATCGGCTGAATACGTCTCCATCCGAGCGCAATATTAACCGTGTCAGTTCCTACAACGACTTGTGTGTTTGCAATGTAAGGCTGACCTCCTGCATTTATTGTTATGTTTGCGTTACAATTCATGCTTTTACCTCCTATGCCTTAAATTACAATATGATGTTACCACCAAAACCATTTCCATAGAAACCACCCATGTAAGGTGTAGAGTTCACTACCTGTAAGTTAGGATACTGAACAGGAACGGTGTTTGGAAGTTTGTTCTTGATGTCGTCAACCTGATTCTGGATACCTGCGAGCTGACCGAGAATAGGAGAAACAGCTTGCTGAACAACACCCGTAGTAAAGTTCTGCGATTCGAGCTGTGCAACCTTTGCGGTAAGAGCAGTAATCTCACGGTCTTTTCGATTCGACTCCATTGCATCAAGTTTGTTGTCGATTGCAATGAAATTGCGATTCATGTTGTCTGTGAGAGCGTAAGTTTGCTGACACATTGCAAGCTGGTCTGCGGCTGCTTTTGCTTGTACTTGATTACCTACGCCGTTGATTGCATTTTGCAAGGTGTTCGTTTGCTGACAAGTAGCAAGCTGTTGGTCGCAGCAACACTTCTGGAACGCACTGATAATGCTCGCGTCACCCGACTGGATGGAGTTGATAATCTGTGGTACACTTACAGCTTGCTGCAAAGCAAGGTTGCTAAGTGCGCTCTGTACGTTATTCACAGCACCATTTACAAGATTAAAGTCTTGCCCGAGCATTGTACTTAACGTCTGGATAGCGGTACGAGATGCCTCACCTTGATTGGTAATAGCATTCATAATGAGTTCACGACCAGAATCGTTCGAGAGCTGATTAGCCAAGAAAGCCGCGCCTGAATTGCCTCCGCCAAAGCCTCCATTGCCAAATCCACCACCGTTCCAGCCGAACATTGAAGCAATGATAGCAAGTCCAAACAAGTCAGCAATCCCGTTCATGCCGTAATTACCATTACCGAACAGACCGCCACCACCAAAACCACCGATAGGAATAGAGAAAGGAATGTTACCAAACCCTCCATTGTTGTTTCCATTTTCTGGAAGCTGATAAATTTCTGCCATAAGTTTAAGTTTTAAGAAATTAGTGAAGTAATAAGGATTTTGTGTAGCACTACGGCGCAAATTTACAACAATAAAAAAGAAAAGCAATAAGAAACTATATTAAGTTCTTATTGCTCTTATTAAAAGATTGTGTGTCAAATACTTACAATCAAAAATATTTTTGTCACAATATTTTTTTAAATTCTTGTAAGTATAATTATTAGTAATACAATGAATTGAATCACTGCGCCTATGGAAGATGCAAACACATATCTCCACAAGTCACCCTGCTCCAAGACACCATTTGCCTTGTATTGCACCCATTCACGAATAACCGCTATCATGGAAGCAAATCCACCTATCAGCACGCCCAAAGCAAAGAAGCATATTGTGCCGATGATATTCCGTTTATGTGCATTATACTCCATAATCAAAATTTAATTCCATGTCCTCCAAAGATAGCGCAGTCCTTGCTTCATCGTAATCTTGAAAAGCATTTACCCATTCATCGTGAGCAAATCTGTGTTCATCTTTCCACGATTGAGGGACAACCAATTCGCACAAACCAAGTTCAGCATTGTAAAGCCGTTCACAAGCCTGTAATAACCTTTCTTGTGTCTTTTGCTTCAAGACTTCTTTCTTTTCAGTTTCACTCATTGCTCTGTAAGAAGTTGAATAATTCCTTGACCTGCAACCGAGCATAGGAACGTCAAAATAAACGTCCACCAACTATGGTCACGTTTATATTCGATTCTGTCATACACCACATAAAATATGGCTATGATAATTCCCGAATGACAAGCGTTGTACCAGTTGCAAGAACTAAGACCTACTACCAAGCCAATCAGCATCCAAGCCCATCGTGTACCTTCACTAAGCCACTTACCTACCGCTGTGTCGGCAATCTTATCAAACAATCGAAAAATCCATGCTTCGATTTTCTTTAAGAAATCAATAATCTTTTTCATATCGTTTTATGTTTTATGAACAGAGACTCACCATTCCTGCCTTTTTAGTCAACATTCTTTATTCACCATCAGTATTATACGAATCGTAAGTAATCCATCTGACAGGACAAAGCCGAAGCTCTGAGTTATCAAATGAAATATCGTGTTTGGCGTTACGTTGCCCATAAAGGAAATACTGGTTAAGTCCTATGCCGACGAGACCTTGACCATAGCCCCAACCATCGTTGTCCGTTGGTTTTTTCAGATTGTCAATTCCATAGCAAGGACACCATCTGATTTCATCACCATTTTTGATGTAAGCCTCAAAAGTGTTGTCTCCTTTCATTGTGGAAGATGCAATGAAGTTAGTAGTTATCAATAGCTCTTTGTCATTCCCTATACGAGTTGCACTTGGCTGATACCATCCATATCCACCTATTCCGCTTGGAGGAACAATGACGTTACCACACAAGTCTATGAACATCTCACCTATCATCCTCTGGCGTGCAACACTTTGACCATAGTCCCACATTCTGAGATATACTTTAATGTAGTCTCCGTATGAAATCAAAGAAGGGAATGTGTCATGCGCGTGTTCCGTTATTCTCCTGACTGGAACCCAATGCGCAAGGTCAGAACTCTTTAACAACCATGCCTTCTCACCTACAATACTGCTACCACGAGCATTGGCAAACATTCGGTACGGGTATTCACTGTCATTAACTTTGCAAACAGCAAACTCGTTAATCACTTCTTTATCATGCTCAAGATGTGTAGAACCTTTTTTGAAAATCACGTTTGTGCCTGTGTATGGAGCTTCAATTCCACTTGGGAATCCCCTATGCCATGTGGTTCCATCCTCGGAATAAGCCATCAATATATTGTTACCAGACGCAGTACCTGTTGCATAATAGAGCATGCAGAAATAGTTCTTATATCCTATTATCTGTCCATAAAATATATTCTCTTCATAGACAGCATCTGCATCTTCATCCAGTGGAGATAATATCGTAAATTGATTGTCAGTGTCAAACACCAACTGATATGGAGTGATGCACTTGCCTTTCTCGTATTCACCGTAGTTATACACCTCAAACTTCGGTGTAAATCCAGAAGCGACCACACTTTCCATCACCATATACACATCACTCGTCGGTATATATATTCCTTCCAGCACTCCGCCACTCTCCGCATCTATCTGTTCTACAAGATAAGAACCATTACGAACAGCTCTGCTATACATCTTGATTGGCGTACTGTTGGCATTTGCATTGACACGATACCTTACAAGGTCTCCCTCGCTTAATTTCACCAGCATAGAGGTAGCAACACCACTATTCACCACAAAATGAACGTCGTATATCAGCTTATTGAACTTCGTGCTGACGTCTTTTATGCTAACAACATTGTCACAACCAACGTCTGCTCTATATCCAATAGTCAATCGTGCATCTTCTTCTACATGAAAATAATAATTTTTTTTCGGTTTAGAGCCCTTCTTGACATCTCTTATAACATTACCACCTAAGTTTAAAATAAACACTGAATAGCCGTTACTTATACTTGTCTGTCCCCAATCATTTTTTGTAAGAGACACCATATAAGTATGACCTCCAAGAACATTGAAATAGTTATATGATGAAGTCATCCCAGCTCCAATGAGTGAAACTGCTGAATTTTGAGATGTCGTATTCTGATTTGAATCGTTATCTGCAATGGTCACACCAACCGTCTCACCTACACTACCTCGAAATACAAAGTGCATTTCGACAGACGATACATTTTCAGGTACATCAAATTGATAAGTCTTTTCTGCTACACCATCCGATTTACGCACATTTGCTATTATTTCATTATTGACTACCAGTGCAAAAATAGGAGAAGAAGAAGAAGTGCTTGAACTTGTATTCCAGCTTGTCTTATCAAGCGTCGCAATATACGTTTTTCCACCTTTCAAAAAAGTTCTTGATACAAACGCATCGTCATCTTTGCCGACAAGATTTGTTGTAAAACTTATATTAGGTAACACATTGACAACTGGAGCATATTTAGCCATGAGAGGTAGTTGCGAAGTACCAGCTTTTTCTGATGCCACATACAGATAATGAGCATTCTTGGGTGCAACAATATCAACACTATTGCCCATTTCAAGTCCAAACAATTCGCTCACAGCAGTAGCTGTTCCTGTACTTGCGTTGTTTGGAGTTCCGATTCCATCAAGAAAAGCATACTCTGTGTCACTGTTGGGGGACTCCAAGTGAATAACATCACCTTCCTGAACATAAAAACACTCACTTTTCCTCTGATTGCTACCATTGCTATAGTATTTCCAATGGAAGTCACTGGTCAACTGATAGTTTGTTAATTCACGTTCTCTTACCAAAGGCTGGACAGCAAAAGAATAATCTTGTTTTGTTGGCATTTGCCCTTTAATCTGTTCCACAGCTTCATGTGTGGCTTTCAATTCAAGTCCAATTCCAGTCTTCGTTAAATAAGGGTAATGAAGATTCTCTGTATGCAATGTAAACCGAATCCATTTTGCAGTAGGAAATTGTTGCAGAAGGGTATCTACGTCAACCTCTCCCCAACTTAGGCTATCAGTCTGTGAGGTGATGTAACCAGAGTTTGCAATGAAATCGTTCATGGAGTTTCCACTATACAGGGCATAACTTAACATCACGTTACTCAACATGAAGATACGATAAAAATGTATCGTACAACCTCTGTAATTCTCAAGTTCAAAACCAGGAGAAATTCTCCAAGAACCAGTACCTGATGAAGAATAGTTTCCATCTTGATGGATATACCGATTTCCATCAATTACATTTTTATTTTCATCAACAAAGGTGATACCGATAAGTGTATCATCCACCTTTGTCATCTTCTGCGTCAGCGTCTTTCTCTCGCCACGCATCTTGACAACATCCGAGTGGCTTACCGCATATTCTGTGCCTTGTAAAACTTTTATAGCCATAATATCTAATTATTTATCGTTCAACATTCATTTAACTTGGGTCGAGCATATCAGCAACAGCGGAACTTGTTACGGGAACAAACAAATCCGTCAGCGTCTTTTGGGAAACAGCTCCATCTGTGTTCTGACCTAACTCATAATAGAGTTTGTAAGTGTTTTGCCCGTCAACGACCAATGTATCACCTTTCACACCCTTGTCTCCTTTCTCGCCTTTCAACGATGCCAACCATTGCGTTTCTGTCAATGGTGTTTCTCCACTTGGAACATTGTCGAGATAGACTTGGTAAGCGGATTTTCCTGCATCGCCATCATCGCCTTTCGGTCCTTGCAATGAATCAAACCACTCTTGTTCTGTCATTGGAGTCTCACCTTCGGGAATGGTATCAAGGTACACTTGATATGCCGACTTGCCATCGTCACCTTTCGTTCCCTGCGCACCGTTCTTCACCTCGAAGGTGTATTCCGTGTGGTTCTCGTCATTCATCGTGACAGTCACCACATTCGTACCTCTGCTTTCGTCAGAAGTAGTTGTTTGCTCGATGCTTGCGATACCTACACCTGTGTCACCTTTATCGCCCTTCAATGATGCTTTCTGTGCTGGAGTTAAATCCTCAAACACCATCGTGCCATCAGCTCCCTTTAGTGATTCAAGCCATTCATCAACATCACCTTCAAAGCCTTGCTGAACAGCAATCTCGTATGCGGAATAGCCTCTGTCGCCTTTTTCGTAAAGGAACACAGCACTATCAAGCTCAATGGTGTCAATATCGAACTCGTCACCACTTGGAATGCCAGCTTCTTCGTTTGACTCGACAATCTGTATTCTATCTCTTTGGAAAGAACGGAGCTTTTTGCCATCAGCACAAGTTACTTTGATTTCAATCCCGTATGTACCAATACTTAAAACTCCATTGCATGTATATAACAAACGACTCCCATCAATAGTCACATTCACCACGTCGTATTTGTTGTAGTTGCCAACAAAAGTAACTGTGATTTTGTCACCAATATCTGGGATATAGTCAACTTTCTGCTTTGTCACACCCTCCCATGTGATTTTTGAGAGAGGTTGCACTATAGCAAACCAGTTGCCTTTTACTCTTTTGATTGGATAACTTGCTTTCATTTTCTCATATCTTTATTTGTTAATTTATGTCGGGTCTTCCATTGTAGCGACCTGCGCACTCGTTACCTCTACGAAATCACTACCTCCACCACCAAAGTCAGTCCAGTTGGATTCGGTAGCCCATCCAGATACGTTGCTACCGATGAATTGCTTGGCTTCCCATGTACTTGCACCTGTTTGGTAAGTTATAATTAAACCGACACTTCTTTTTGCAGAAGGGACGGCAGCAGATGCGCTGGCTATATCGTAGGAACCGCTTTGGAGAGGATGATTCTTTGTGACGTTATACACCGATGCGATTGCATCAACATTACCTTGCAATGTGCTTTGTAAAGTAGGAAGAGTCGTGTTGTTCAGCGTTGTAATAGCACTTGTATTACTTTCTACACCACTTACTACATCGTCAATCTCGTCAGACATTTCATCAATTACTCCTTGCACATCATCAGATTCGTACTTGTCTTTAACGGTGTTATCAAACGAGATTTTATCAGCGCGACCTCCACCACCTCGCGCATTGCTGGCTTGGTAATTATTGCCATCGTAGTACACCTCGATAACTTCGTTTGCTTCCCATGTGTTTGTTGCGCTAACAGCACTACCGTTGTAGTACAAAGGCTTTGCTCCTGTTGCGTTGATATTAAGTGTTACATTCGATGCAGCCGTGTTCGCATTTGCCATTTTGATATGCAAGCAACCACCACGTATAGGTAATGCAAAATCTTGAATCGTAACGGCTTTTGAAGCAGTGTCTGCACCAGTAGAACACTCCGCGTAAGAAGTAAGCGTAGAGAGCGATTTGTCGGCGTTCTGGAGTGTGGTTATATTTCCATTGATAATAGTTATCTCACCATTCGTTTTGTGTGCCGCCGCAGCCCATCCAGCCGCAGCACTTTGAGCGTTAGCGGTTGCTTGTTCTGCATGACCAATCACAGTCTGAACAGCTTGTGTCAAGAGCGAGATGGGAACGCTTACGAGTGCCAAATCTCCATTGACAGACTGTATTGCAGGGAACGTGGAGATACCATCAAGAGACTGCACTGAACTAAGTCCCGTGATGTCAATGCCCTTCGCTCCAAACAGTTGCTGTAGAACTGCGGTCGTTGCAGCGGTTATTATTTCTTGTTTCTCTTCTGGTGTCATATCTTATCAGTTATTTGTCGTTATTAAATTCAATGCCACACTATTAGACTCCACCTCAAACGCTGCCAAATTCTGCCCAGCCTCACCTTCTATTGAAATCGTGGAACTATCAAATGCGATAACAGAATACTCTTTTAAAGCCGTAACTCGACAAGCGTAATATCCATTACTATCGGTTTGACACTGGAAAATAATGTTCTCGTCGTCGTTATCTTCGAATTGAATAGTCACGTTTGAAAGCCCGACATTTGAGCCATTAATGAGCCTACCATAGACATAGATTTCTGTATCACTTCGCTGCATAGAACCTTCCACTTTCCAATAAATACATTCCTTTCCGTTGAATTGTCCTAAACAGCACTCCAACAGTATTACTTGTGTTGCTTGTATCTGTGTAGAAGATACCTTGGTGTAAGTTGGCTGATATGGTATCACAGAGTTGTCTGCTATCTCTCCGTTTGAATCATCGAATGTCATACTGCCATCAAATACTTGAACAAGGAATCTACTCTTGATAGTCATAGTGTAGCCAACACCAGATATGTTACAGAACAAGTAGAGTTTCTTTCCGATGCACTGGCGCATATCATCGCTCGTCATTCCACTAAATTCCCCATTGACTTTGGCATATTCTATGTGTGCCCCTTGCGAGTCAGAATAGAGGGAAGGTAAGCGTATTTCGTATGTTGTTGTAGAACCGCCGTAGAAAGGAGTGTATTCAATGATACTACCCCATTGTAGAGGATTCAAGTTCCAAACGCTTTCGTTGGATGCGAATTTCTTCTGTTGTATTAAGTTATTCAACACACCAGCAATAGTGCAGTTGTTCATTTCGGCATTGCCATATTCATCAACCTTGAAATTTCCGTTGATGGTTGTATAGCCTTCAAGATTGATTACATCTGCTTTGATTAGAACACCACCTTCAAGTTCAGCCTTTCCGTTTGCATCCCGAATAACATTGCCTTGTTGGTCTGTCTTATAACTAACAAACGTTTTAATCTGTGAAGCGATTGTAAAGCGACCATTTTCAATGTAGCCTTGGAATATCGAACTAAACTGAGTGGAACTAAACACGCCACCGACTGCGTTGTCAACGTAGTTTTTTGGAGCATAGCCCCTCAATGTTTCTGTTAATGTGTCGCTATCAATGTAATGCTCACTTACATACGCTTCAAAATACTTTTGCGTCAGTTTTAAAACCGACACAGGAGAAGTGATTGTATTTGGTTTACCGTAAATACCATAGATGTCGAAAACACCACCGTATATGAAAATCTCCACTCCGTAATCTATTACAAAGTTGATGGTATATTCATGTTCTGTAATGGCATCGCCAGCAAAGTCAGAAGCAATATCTATGTAGTCGTTACTTCCAGAGCCGTAGTAAATACGAAGAGTGGTTACATCATCAGCTTTTCCGCGAATACGGACTTTTACAGGCTCCATATCTGAATCATTCGCCAAATCAGAAAGACCGAATGAAACCGTAATGCCGTTTTCATCAGAATCGTCGATATGCAAGTAATCGCCCGATGAATCAGAAATCTTCCTAACACAAATAGCCAAATCTTGCTGCGTCAATTCATCGGATGATGCTGAATAATCGAATGGAGCGTTAATGTTCGAGAAAATAGTGTTCATCAGACTATCAATCTTGAACGTGAAGGAACTGTCTGTTTGCTCTAACGTGGAAATGCGAGTGTTGAATCCTCCAGTTGCGTTCTGGACTTCGGTTTGTACGGCTAATGTAATTTTTTCTTGTGTCTGCGTGATTCTCGAACTCATTTCAGCCATCACAGCCTTCCCGTTGTCAGCCATGCAAACGCTGCTGATATACATTTGTGCATTAACACCTAACACACCGATGTAGATGTTTCCGTATCGCCACGCTGGACTGAAACGCACATACTCGTAAGTGGTGGATGCAGCAAGGCTTTTGCGATAGATTTCAGTCGTTCCTCCACTTCCATTGTCCTGATAGACAACGAGCGTTCCATTGCTTACACAGCGCACGGCGATGCTTACATCAACGGCTTTGCTATTTGGTCGCCCTTGGGCACTTGGAATATTCTTTAATGCAGGATAGAAACCGACTGGATTTGACGCATCGTTATTCAGAATATCGACATAGTTCTCACCTCCAGAAGTGTTAATAGTCAAATGCTTGCTTGAATCGTTCTCTGTGATATTCCACTTCGATATATGCACGAACGGGTTGTTTGGGTCTTGTGGTGTAGATGTCTCACGACTGAACGCAGGGTCAACGATGTAGTCGTTCTCGTTGATAGGAACGAGTGCTTTGACGCTGCTTGTAATCGAATCGGATAGTTGGTCTATCTTCGAGTTAGTGTTTCTGAAATTATCAGTAACAGACGTTTGCCATTTACCATACGCTGCCTTGAAAGATGTAAACGCAGATAGTTCATATTTGCATGTTGTCTGATTTAGCGTAAATGCCTCTACAATGCCAGTAATTGAGTCTGGAATTTGCTCAATCCTTGACACAAGCCTGTCAATCATTGCTTCGTCAATATTGACGCTCACAACGATACCACGCACTTGAACTGCGCCGCCATAGGTATAGATGGAAAAGTCGCCTACAGACGTTAAATCGAGCGTATGGACGTACTTTCTGAATTTCTCGCTTTGCGCAACGGCAATAGTGAATGGAGGCGCATCGCCAATTTCGACAACCACGTTAGTTCCGCCTACTTCTGCCGACCTTGCATAGAACGATACAGCAAAAGTACGAGGAACGATGGCACCGTTATTTGTTTCAAATGTTGGTACATCGTGCATGTTGGCGTTCAGCTGGATGATGCCATGAGGGGTGTTCGCAGAGCCTTTTATTTCCACCGCAAACGTTCCGTTATCCTCGACGAGTTTTGCATATTCGGTAAACCCAAACAAAGCAAGAAGGTTTATTCCATCGTGGAGTGCTTTCGTCCCATCAGTTAATAACTGACCTTCACCGTAGATACCCCACTTGTCAAGTCCATCGGTAAACACGTTATTACTGATACAACCCTCTCCACCTATCGTATCTTCACGCAGAGAGGAAACGGAAGAACGTATCATGCCGTCAAGCACCTCAAACATCGTGCTTACGTCTCTATCCCTGTCGCCAATTCTAACGATGAACTTTCCTTTAAGCCATGCGTTATCTGAATACAGGCCATAGCCGCTTGGTTGTTCCAATCCCCAATAGGAGTCGTTGATACCATCCAAACAGCCTAACCTACAACGCAGATTTCCACCGTCACCCTTTGTGCTACAGCCGTCCATCACATCTATTCGTGGCACACCATCCTCAGTAGCACTGATATAGATGTAGTTCTGACGCTTGGTGTATTGGGTATTTCCCATCAACACGCAATCGTCGCCCACTTGTGGTTCGGTATCGGCAGGAAGTATAATCGTTTCTTGTGTTGTTGGGTCAATCACTTCTACGGTCTTACCGAACTCACTTCGTGGCACGAGTATATCGTATGCGTTTGACACCTCTGCGTCAACAAGATTTCCACCTTCTTGAATAGGAGTCCAACTATCATCGCATACTATGAAATCTTCGGGAGTGTCAAGAGGTGGGTAGTTGAAGGCAGCGGAATCTGGGTAAGCAACTTCCACCCAATAATACTGCATTGCTCTTGCGTCAGGCAATTCTGCATCATCTTCTTTCGTTACATCATCATATCTGCCATTATTCCAACGCTGGCAGCGCATCAAGTCGTGGCGCACAAAAGTATTCGTGTCCTCGAACTTGATTTTATAGTAATACTGATAAGCACCATTCGCGTATCGGCAAACTTTCTGAACTTCCTTGATTTTGCCGTTTGCAGCACTGACAATCAAGATACCACCAACTGAACGTATCTTCTGAATGACAAGCTCGAAGATATACATGATACGCCTAACAGTCAATGTATCAAGTTCCATGTTCCAGCCTGTATCTTGGTCGTACCAAATCTTTGTGCCGTGACCGTTGAAACCTTGCTGAAACCACTCTCCTACCTTGCTTGTTGGGTGACTTGAAACCAACTCGTTAAAGATACCTCTAACTATTGTAGTCAGTTCCCTAACAAACAAGTCTTTCAGTTCTGCGGATGCTTCTGAATCAATCTTTCCACCATTGCCATTCAGTCCACTCACGAAACCATCACCCCTACCAAAGAACATCGTCCCCAATATCTCGGCAATAGCACCCTCGTCAATCGACAAGTTCTTGGTGATGTTCACATTACCACCATGTTCTTCATCGCCTGTATGGGTTTCATAGTTCGTATGGCTTTCCTCACCATTGTGTGTTTCGTTGCCGTAGTGTACTTCTGTTCCTTGATGTGTTTCTCTACCAAAATGATTTTCTACACCTAAATGGACTTCGTCGCCGTGTTGTGTTGACTGCCCTTCAACTTCTAATTCACCAGTAATATGCGCACCACCCATTGTTAATGTGTATGGTGTTTCATCGTCTGATACCTTAGATAGTTTTTTATTAAGTTCTTGTTGCGAAACAGATGTGGATGCTTGTTTGGTGTTGCTTATCAAAGCACCTAATCTTTCGATGTCTTTTGCAACCTGACCTATTTGGTTAAGGACAACCTCTATATTGTCTGTAAGAGTAATATCGTATTGTGGTAGTGGACTTTCACCATATTTGATAACAAGCTGCTTTACGTATAGATGTAATTGCTCTTCACCAAACAAGAATCTTATAATCGTATTTGTTCTTATTTGACTAAGAATATCGGTGTGCTTTGCAAAAAAATACGAATCGAACTTTAATGGATAATCGTAATAATAGATGTTATTTGAAAGCATATAAGCCTTCATTTCATCATCTAATCGTCTTTCAGCATTGCTAATATACGTAAGAGGTAACGATATACCTAATATAACAAACGAATCTCCAGCTTTTGGATTTTGGTACACGTTAGGCATCAATGTGCCAAATGTAGATGTTTCTTTTTGTACGATAACATCTATTTGCTGTTGATTTGACTTTGGATATTTTACGTAATCTCTTTGTGTGCCATTTGGAACAAAATTACCGTTTTCATCCCAAAAACTCTTCTTGTAATCTTCCCAATCAACTTGAACTGTAAAGGTACACCCAATACATGCACCACTACGCATGTTGATTTGCATTTCTTGCGTAATAGCCGCACATGCGTAAACATCAAAGTCGAGAACAGGCAATGTTATACGGAAATAACCTTGATTATACTCCGCGTTGTCGTTCATTGTATCATCCCAACCACTTGCAGGAGTTGAATCTTTGTCATTGATTGCAATTGCATTTACAATGCTTTTAGGCTCGCCATCTTCAAGCTCTGGCTTAACATCAAATTCATGTATGTCGTAAGAAGGAGCTTGTGGGTTTATTTCGTTTGGATAAGTGTATGTGCTATCAGAAATTGCGTCGTAGTAATCTACAAGCTCAATGTCTGGATTGTAATTTGGATTTGCATTTCCGTTTGAGAGGTATGGACTTACTTTGTTGAATACAGCCTCAGAATAAACAGACGGCATTAAGTGTGTTCGTGTGAATGGATGCTTGACAAGCATAACGTATTCACCACCAACAATACCTTTGTATAACGGATAACTATTTACACTTGGTGTAGCACTACTTACTTCTGTTACGTTTCCACCCTGCAAACTAACCAAATAAGGCCAATCGCCGTAATCATCGTGGTATGTCGCAGCCACATAATTAGAGTGTGTTACAACGTTCCAATTATACGTATAAACGCTTCCACTTGTGCTTTGCTTTGATGTTGTTCCAGCACTTTTGATTTTAAGTCCATTATAAACAGTCGAAGCAAAATCGTTCACAGCGGCTCTTGTCTCCGCTGAATTAGGTGAACGTTGGATAATTGCATCGAGTGAACTTTCAAACGTGCTATACGATGTTGTATCTACGTTTGTTATCGTAGGGTTTGTTTCGTAACTTGTGTATTCCCAATTAGGGTTTCCATACCATCTTATTTGTGGATAACCATAAGGAATATTATTTTCGCTACCATAACCTGCAATACGTGTTACAATCTTGTTGTTTCGTGGTGTACGAGAGTTGTTCTTTAAGCCAACACCTTGACCGAATTTGAAAACATAAATATTGTTTACGCTTCCATCAAAAGAGTACATCACACGACCTTCGCCAGAAAGAGCAACGTAAACCGTTGTTTCTGTGTCAAACGTTCTATTTGTGCTACCTATAACACCATCGTGAGTCGAGTTAAGAATTAAAGGAGCAAGTCCTTCTTCAAGTGAAGTAACAAGTATTTTTACTCCAGCAGGAACGGTTATTGGTGTAGGATAATAGTGTATATTTCCGTATTGTGTGGCAAGTGTGCTTGCATTTACAACAATACCATTTACAGCGTTTTTGTCAACGACTTCGTTAGACGGATTGCCAACTATGATAACAAAACGTTTTCCTGCACCATAATAATCTACATCATTATAGTATTCGTTTTCTTTTAGTTGACTAATAACAAAAGCAACACCCCAAGTTTCGTAAAGTTTTTGCAAAGCATCTCCAATCGTATTGTTGTCGAATTGGAGAACTTCACTTAACATATCAACTTTGTCTTTTGGGAAATAGTCGCTCTTAATTACAACCCATTCTGTGTTATCAAGATTCTTGTTTAGTTTAGCAATGAAATCATCTGGCTTTCCAACCCAATAGAAAGACTTGTTTTCAGAAAGATAACGCTTTTCATCATTGCTAACAGCAACATCGCTAAATGGAATATTATTGAGCTTATACATAGGATGATAAAACTCAAACGAGTATTTTGTCATTCCTTTAAGCTCACTGTTATCAGAAACAATACCTTCACGTACTATCGTTGGAGGATTTACGAGATAATATTTAACATCTTCGTATTTAATATACTCCTGCATAGTACACACTAACTGATTATTCTTGTAGTACACATCTCCTGTGATTTTGTCAGCAAGAGACATAACAACACTTTCGTATGTTGCTTTGTGTAAAACAAGATTCTCAAACGGTGTATCGTCTGCGTTCTTGATAGGGAATGATATGTTTCTGCCTAATGTAGCCATTTCCTAACTTTTAATGTTGCAAATATAATAATAATCAACCAACTAACCAAAGAATAGTAACACCATTTTGGTGTAACTTCTTTTTCTATCGTTTTTTCTTGTATTTGTATAGAGTCTCTTGTAAGCGTGTCGCACTTATACACCATCCTGTCTTTGTACCTTACTTTCTCTACATACTTCGTGTCATAGATTGTATCTCCTTTTTGAAAGATAGTGTGGTATATACTATCATGTCTATCTATATACGTTGTATCATGCACTTCTTTTGTGTTGTACTTTACGACTTCTCTATCCACGTATTCAATAGACTTGTGTGAACACGAGCATAGCGCACAAAGTCCTATCATTATTGCAAAAAATAATAAGCAATACTTGAAATGTTTCTTTATGTTATGCTGATAATCGTTCATACCATTAATAGATTGTGATATAGACTTTTTCATTACGCTTTCTTGCTGGTGTAAGATATTCGTTCATAAGAGACACGAAAGTAACTCTCGAATCAGCCAAGCGACCAACTTGTTTGTTTTTCCCAACGAGAGGGCATCCATCCGTGTCGGCTTCTGTGTTTCCGATGTGTATTCTGATACCGCTAAACTTAGGTACATTTGCAATCAACGGCACACAACCACCACACACCGATTTATATGGTTCTTTCGCACCAAAACGAGGCGAATAGCTATTTAAAATAACCTGATACCGACCGCATGGGATAGCTGTTTTCCCAGCCACCTTTGAGCCACCAAAGTAAATCCTATCGTAATCTTCAAGCGTGTCGCAGACATACTTTTTGTTTACATATAGTTTACCAATCGTGTATGTTGGCTTTCTTGCTATTCGTTTTAATATAAGTTCCATATCTTTTAGTTTTCTTGTTCAGTGGTGTCTTCATCATCGCTTTCTTGACTATTATCAGATGCAAAAGCATCGAGGTTGTCCCTTCGTCTTTTTTTGCAACCTATGATACTACATAAGAAAGGTGTTAGAGCTTCTATTTTCCTACCCTGTCGTGATAACTGCTTTTTTAATATAAGAATTTCCTCGACAATCTGGTTGTACTTATCTCGCATTTCCTTATTCTCTTGCTTTAATACAGCACGCTCTTGACGCATATCATGGCTGTGAGTTTTGAAATCTTCAATAGCTTGTTGATACAAATCTTGAATAGATTTCCACCCTTCAGCTTCTTTCTGCGTTGCTTCACCATTAGCACCACGCTTGTATGCGCGATAGGTTATAAACCAACCACCTCCAGCAATGAGCGTTAGAATAGGCGCAATTATTTCAAATACAATTCCCATTTTCTTACTACGGATTTATTTCCGCGTTTTGGATTTCTATTTTTTCTTCATTATCACGAATTTCATCGCTACGATTAACAGCAATGTTGTGCGCTTTTTCAGCATTATCCTCAATACTCTTATCGTTTCTGCTTATAAGCGCACCCCTTTCTTTGATAACCCTATCAACCTCGTCTGGCGCAGCATCTGGGCATCGCTCGATGATTGTTTGAGTTGACAAATAAGGAGCTTCCATTGCCAAATTGGTAATCTTAGTATTGTTCGTTTCAAGAGACCAAGGAACAATCTTTGCACCAATCTTTACCTTTGCGTAATGTGCAGTTCCACCATTTTCAAGGTCAAGACCTTCTTGGTGCAGATATACCATCTCGTTTACAAACTTCTGCCAATCCATAGCAGACTGTGTAGCAAGAGAGTAATCGTTAGACATTGCAAGCGCAATACCATTACCACCACTATTAGATGTTGTAATATCTTTTGGTGTGATAAATGATGTTGAGCTAAACAACGATATTTTTTCTTCGAGTGTTTTAAGATAACCGTCCATCGTTTGAGGCTCTGGGAAATCCAACACTTTTGCATCTTGCTTGCCATTGGTTGTGTCGCTCGACAAGTTGATAATCAGTGTGCTGGAGTCGCGCTTAAACGAATCTGTATCCATCTCACCGATAAATACGAGTGCAAACGTACCAAAACGTTTTAAAGCAATAGCTTGAATGTTAGCCATCAACTCCCACATTTCAATACTACTTTCGGCATATTCCCACGCTACCTTACCACGTTTGTGTAGCAAAGGACAACGGCTAAAGCCATGTACTTCAACCTGTGTAGTCCACGATGTTTCACCCTGTGTAGTTCTATAATGCTTTCTTGCATCGTATGTGTCAATGATAATAGAATTTTCAACTTGATAAACAAGAGAACGTGCTATTTCAATGCCATATTCGTCATAGTTAGGTACAATCTGATAGCCATCTTCGTATGAGTAGTTAGTAACCGTGTACTTACTTGTTGTTTTGTCATAAGAGAAAAGTACAGCGCAGTTACCTACTTGCTTACATGTGTTGATTGCTTGATACTTATTCCATTCAAGACCGCGCCACAACCAATCTTGTTTGATTTCGCTAAAAGCTTTTTGCTCTTCTGAATCAGGGTTCTCGTTACAAAGACTAAATTCAAGTTGGTTGGCTGTTAAGTTTCTTACATGTGCAGAGTGAATCAACTTTTGGAACGAAGCTGTTTGTGTGATTTCATCAAAAGGAAGACGAACACCGTTGATTGATACTTTTATCTTCGGGATTGCTTTATTAAGAATAATATGGTGCAAGTCTGGTCGATACTCTGTGATATAAGTATCTTGTGAAATAGGGTGCAAGTTTAAGCTTGCAAAACCCGTTTCGAGTGTCTGGTTGTTGAGTATGCTTGAACCTTCGTAGCCGTGAGAATTAGGCTCGCCGCCACGTGTAAAAGGCTTCATCTTCATCAACCTCGTAGGGTCTTGTAAAAACCAATTTATGTCATGTTCTCGTATCATATTGTACTTAATATGTTAAGTATTTTATCTGAATGATGTATCTTTCTTCTAACTAATCTTGTATCTGGCTCATTGCTAATATTGCCAACATTGAGCATAGATAGCATATCACTTGCTTGTATCGTTTTACGCATTATACCTGCATCGGTTGACAACATTCTATAGCAATCATAATATGTACCACCACAAAGCATTATAACATTATCGAACAAATCGGGCGACATACCTTTAAGCAAAGGTTTTTGCTTCTCCTTATCCAACATAGCAATTCGACCATTTGGTGTCTTGTTGAATTGGAAGATTACGCTCTCAAATTTCATGTGCCGTAAGATAGTTGTAGCACCTTCTCGTTTCATGTTTTGGTGCATATATCTCGCTTCTGAAAGTCTTGGCTCGTAATGTATCAAACCGCTTTGAATCATTTCCATAGCCAAATGTGCAGCTTCGTCTTTTAGCGTTTTGTATTGTGCTTTGGAACGTTTGCTTGGCTGTGAAGCACCAGAGAAAGACAAAGCATGGGGATAACAGTCACGAAGAAATCCAAACCCTTGCACATCAAGAATCATTTCTCTTTCATTTAAACCATGTCTATCTCTGAAATCTGTTATCATCATTACAGCTTCTCTATTACTATTCTTTATAGAATATTTAATATCTTTACATACAAAACCATAATGTGAATACAATTCCCAATATTTCATAACAAGGTTATCAAATCCAGTAGTTGCCATATCGACCGTCATAAACCTCTTTACAAGCTCGCTATTATGCGGCATTTCCATAGGTCTAAACATCCGCTCGACATCCATTGTGCTAAGTTGCACATTTACCAAATCATCAACACTTGTTTCTTCATCAGTTATTGAATAGTTCCAATTTGCAGCATAAGATGATTGTGCGGTAGCAGAGTTTGCAGCCAAACCACGATAACTCTTGTTTTTTGCAAGCATTTTCTTGTTATCTCGCACATCAAATGTATAGAAAACCATCGAAAGAATAAAATCTTCGTAAGACATATCCTTGTCGATAGCCAATCTTGCATCTATTTCCTCTTTCCCTTTATCGTAAACCTCTTTCTTTGTTCTACCCCAAACAGCACGTTCGTAATCACCGTTTGGCATAAAGAAATACATTACGACACCATCCATCGACTTGTCTGTAGTGCCATCATCGTTTATCCATCCACCACCATGCTCACCTTTTCCGCACATCTTTCGCATGAAACACTCACGCTCTGGGTTTTGCGCAAGAAACACTTGTGCCTTACCATTTGAGTCACTACGTAAACGTGGAAAGAATGTAGATATTGTTCTCCAAAGAAACTTGTTACACTCGTCAAAGATTAGTTTCTTTGCTTGCAAACCTTTTGCGATTTTATCTATAACAATAGGGCTTTCATTATCGAGTTGCTGAAACTTTAGTTCGCTACCATTGTAAAGTTTCATACCCATATCCTCTTGTCGACGTATGATTTCACCGATTGGGTCGTGTGGTTGTTTTTTTACAGACCTATCAACAAGCGGATACATTTTCTTTAGCGTATCGTTTACTTTTCCTGCACCCCAAAAGTCGGATACGTTACGCATGAAACAAACAATCTTTGCGTTATCGTTCATTGCAAGGTATTCGATAGGTGCGTAATACAAAGCATAGCTCTTACCTCCACCTGTGTTACCAGTGAAGCACACAATATCAGCATTTGAACGTATGGCATACTTTTGGTTGCCGTCGTCCAAAGGTGATAAAACCGTGTCGTTTCTACGCTTTGCCATATCGTAAATGTTTGCTTTATTTAAATTTCGCACAAAGTTACATAATACAACACACGCACGAACATACAAATATTATTAAAGTTTTCACAAGACGCAAGATACAAACAACTTTAAGAATAAATTGCTTTGCGCTAATTTTATTATAAACATAACTTTGTTGAAACAAAAATTTAGGAGAGAACTATGACAAAAGAAGAAGTTTTGCAGAGAGCAAACGATTATTGTAACGAGAGAAGTTACGACGAGTCAACACTAACAGCAGAGTTTAAAGACAAGTTCGCTGATTTTTTTGCAAAAAGAAATCCAGAAGGTGACATCAATGATGAAGCCATTTTGTCTGACTTGAAGTTTAATATCGACACGGCACGAAGTGCAGCTTTGCGAGGAATTTCCTTTGCAAACAAAGCATTTGAAACCAAAGAGAACGACTACAAGAAACAAATTGCAGAGTTGACAAAGCCAAAGGAAGAACCACCAACACCTACTGAACTTCCCGAAGATGTGAAAAAGCAGTTGCAAGAACTTGAAAAATTCAAGGATGATGCAAAGAAAAGGGAAAAGTACAAGGAGGTTGTGGATTTGGCAAAAAAGAGTGTTCGAGAAGATTTGCATAAGTCGTTTGAGGTTTACGCAGCCGATTTCGCAGTCAACTTGGACGAAACAACTGAAGAACAAGCAAAGAGATTGTCAAATCGTTTCCAAGACATTTTCCGTGATAGCATTGGTGAAATAAAGCCACTTGCACCACGACAGACAAGGAAACAAGATGAAGAGTTCATCGGTTCATTACCAAAGATTAAAATTTAATTTTAGAGATTATTATGCAAGTAACTAATTTATCTTATTTCTACGAAACATCACGCAAGGTACGTGGTGGTAAGTGGGTGTGGGTAAAAGACAGCAACGGTGAATCTCGCAAGAATGTGTTGCTTGGCGGCACAATCCTTAACCCTAACAAGGGTTTCGGACACTTGTGGGCTGCACAGTTGGTTCAGTACACACCAGCAGAGGGATGCCTTATCTTCCGTTCGTTTGAGGTAAGCGCAAGCGCAATTAGCTCTGCAACAACGATTAAGATTAAGGGTGACGGTTATAGCGATGCTCCTGAGGTAGGAATGTACCTTATGAAAGCACCTACTACCGCTACAACAAAGGGTGCTTATGTTAAAGTAACTGGTGTTACTTACGACACAGACACACAGGAATTTTCAGTAACAGTTGCAGCAGCTCTTGGTTCTGCATTGTCAGCAGGTGACATTCTTGTTGAGGCTGATGCAGCCGCTGACGCAGCACTTGACACTCCAACAAATTCTGTAAACGTGCTTGTTCCAAACCCTAACACGTTCATTGAAGCAGACCGTGACTTGATGCCAACAGAGGGTTATGGTATCGAAAATGCCAACTACTCTATTAGCACCGTACACGACAAGGAGGCTTGGATTGCTCGTATGCAGCCACTGCCAAACTACGTTCTCGCTAAGAATCGTTCCTACATCGACGGTATTTTCTGGATTTAAAAGAAAGGAGATTTGAATTATGGCTAATGCACTTAAATATCAGTGGACTCCTGAAGAAGCGGTTGAAAAGCTGTATCAGAAAGGATTCCTTGACGGCACTAATCAAGGATTTTTGCAGTCGTTGATTGACAACACAATCGAGATTGAAGAGAACTCGTTCTTTTGGCAGGAGCATTTTACCGTAGAGGGTAACGAGTACGATATTGACATTTCCGACTTGAAGAAGAACCCAGCTTGGACTGTTCGTCAGAAAATCAATCGCACAGTTCCTATGGCTGATGCAATGGCACCTCTGTCAGAAACTATGCAGCTTGATGCTGAGGGCTTTGGAGAAAAGACTGGCTCTATCTACCAGTATGGTAAAGGCTTGTTTGAAACTTCCATGTCTAAGCTCGAACTCGCTGCACGTTTGCAGGAACTTGGAACAGACCAGAATCTCGTTGTTGGTTTCGTTCGTGGTGTTGCCGACCTTGTTAAGACACACAACCTCCGTCTTTCCAACATGGCAGCCATGACACTCTCTCGTGGTGGTGAATATGGTAACAATATCAGCCTTACAAAGATTGGTGGTGGTACAGCAACTACACGCGGCTTTAGCGGTGTTGTTACATACCAAGAGCCTTACATTCCACTTGCAAACTACAAGACGGCAGGCACACTTGCTTGGTCTAATGCTAACGCGGATATTCCTGAACAGATGCGTAAGATTGAGCAGGATTTCAAGGAAGCAAACTACATTCCTGACGATACACCATTTGAGTGGGATATTCCTTGGGACACCGTAGTTAATGTACTCTTGAAGAACGCTAAGTTCATCGAGCAGGTAAATCGTTACATCCAGCTCTACGCTCCAGACAAGGTTATCGTTATCAACAATGGTAATGCTAACACTTCTGTTGACAGCATTACTTGGGAGCAGCTTGTTCAGTATTCTCGCTCACCAATCAGCAAGATTTCACCTATCCGCATTGTTCGCGAGCAGCAGCAAGTACAGGGTATTACAACATACCACACCGTTAGAGGTTGGAAAGAAAACGTCGTTGTTCTTCGTCCTCTTGGTTACGCTGGTGTTGTTGTTCATGCAAAGCCAGCAGACGTTCAGTTGATGCAGTCTGGCGAGGTAAACAACGGTATTCAGTTCTCTCTTGCAAAGGTGCAGAACATGCTGTATGTTATCAACAAGATTACACCAAACGGAATGTTGAAGTCTTATCACACCGATGTTATTGGTCGTTACGCTACCGTGCTGAACGAAAGCCAATATCACGTTGTGGTTGACATTTCTCAGGCAGACTAACACGTAATTCTCGCATTTTGTTTTTCATCGTTGTTAATTGTTTATGTTTATTAAATGGTTGTAGAAGATGACAGTATTAGAATGGCTTAAAGCATCCACACGTTACTCTTTTGAAGAGCAAAACTTCATTAAGATTGCATTGGATAGACAGTGCAACCCAGACGACGATGTGTACGACGAAATGTTGGTGTCTAAGCGGCAAAGGGAACTTATGACTGCGGACATCATTTTCACCGCCGTACTTTTAAGTCCATCTAATACTGCGTCTTTGTCTCAATCGCACAATGGTTATCAAAAATCCATTGGGCAAGAACAAGACTTTTACCAAGATGATAAAATCAAATACGCGATTCGTATTTACAATAAGTACGATGATGATAGAGGTGACACGTTAGAGGAATTGTCAAACAAGAGAAAAATCAGATTTGTACCAATCGTTGATGTTGAACACTTATGATGCGTGGTGAAATACTTGAATATCCTTACACTGGTATCATTACAAGAGTTATTGAGGGCAGTGGTCGTGAATCAGATACAACCATTACTGTTTACGAAGGTGTTATGGATGAACACATGGTAACAGACGAGGAAGGTAGAACACTACAAACTTCGAGTTATATTGTTTCTATTCCACTTACACAAGATGTCGATGGTACTTGGAGAATACCAAAGAAAGGTGACAAGATTTCAATCACTCGTTATGGCGAAACATTCAGTCTAACCGTAGATAACGCTGAACCATCGCAATTAGGTGGTGTAAGCATTTATTCTTCACGTAATAGTTGGTGACATGAAAGAGTCAAAGCTAATCTGGGATAAAAATTATTTCCACAACGTATTGTTAAACAAAGCCATTGAATTGAACAACGCAAGGCTTGTTGAATACGCTAAAGAGAAGCTTGACAGCATTGGAGACAAAATCCAGACTTTCGATAGCAAAAACAACTTGTATAGAACAGGTCATTTATTGCAAAGTCTTTGCTGGAGTGTTTCTTATAAAGGAAATGTCGTAGGATATGGATTTTATGAGAAAGCACCATTAAAGAAAGGACGAAAGTTGTGGGGTGAAGAAGCAACAAGCGAATCACACTTGCATGAGTTCTATGGCTCGCAAATATACTCGATGTTTCCAGTCAACGGACGAAAGTTCGCAGAAGAATATATACAAAAGGCTGCGTCAACAGGCACAAGAGGTTGGAAAATCGTATTCGGCATCCTCGCGCCTTATTGGGGTTATTGGGAAAAAGGTTTTACTTTGAAACGAGGTGGTGGAAAATCACCAATACCACGTACAGTAACTTTTTTAAAGTTCTCTGTTATGGCAGAGGTTTACGACCAAGTGCGCAAAGAGTTGAAACCAGCAAGAAAGTATTACTACAACGTATCTTTGCCACCAAATATCCCATACGAGAAATTGCTTGAAAAGGCTTACGAATAGGAATAGAATATGTATAACGAATCAAGAATTGACATATACGATTATCTTTACAATCTCTTTTATGGGGTTGTAACGAGAAATGTGTATTCGATGCAAGAACCGCAAGAACTTACCGCATCTGATACCGCTGACGGGTTTATTGTTATTCGTGTTGGTAGTATTCTTGATGAAAGCGAGTTTGACTTGCATACTTATGGTAGAGTAAGATGCTACATTGAAGCGTTTGTTCCACCAATAAGCAGAGGTCGTCTTGATTATGATAAGTACAAAGCGTTTGAAGATAGTATTAACGAAGTTATCAAGTTGGCATCTGAAGACAATACTGGTACATATCATATTGAAAGTGAAGATATTCTTTCTATGGATGCAGAAGAAACAAGCAACGCGAACAACGTGTATTTCACCTTTATCAAATCATTCATCGTACAAATTGAAGAACAAGAATAAACTTTATTAGTAACCAAAATTTTAAAAGGAAAATAATCATGGCAAAGAAAACAACCGTTAAAGCCATTGCACTGAAATATGGTACAGTCGGTGGTGACGCAACTACCCCATTGATGGGTGTGTTGAAAGGTCTTACAGTAGGTCAGGACGAACCTGATAGCACCGAGATTGAAGCCGAGTTCTTTGACACTCCGTTTGACATCTTCTACGATGGAAACCCTATAACTCTGAACTTCGAGCTTGCTAACTACGAATTGACAGAACTTCCTGCTTTGTTTGGTGGCTCTGTTACAAGCGATGTGTACGAAGGCGCACCAGCAGCTTTCACATCAGAACACTCTTGGCAGTTGGAGTTCCAGCGTGGTAACTTCGCTCTTTACATCTACAAGGGTCTGACCGTTGGTACAATCAAGAAGGACGAAGATGGTGCTTTGAATTTCTCTGTAACCATCACGGCACTCAACCACGAAGTAACCACTGGTACTGGTACTGATGCAGTAACCACCGACCACATGTATAAGATTATCGGCACAAAGCCATCTGAGTAATAATCTACCATGTGAGAGAATAAAGTGCTATGTAACCGTAGGGGGCGTTATTAGGGGTGTTCCCTGTAACGTTCCCTTTTTTCTTACCAAACAACCATTAAAACATGAAAAAACAAGAAGAGAAGGAGGAATTGCAGGATTTCCCAATAGACATCAAAAGGGATATAATCGACATCATTAACGATACACCGTCTTTGGTGCAGCTTGGTGATAAAGAATACACGGTTAAAAACATGCGTTTTTATAGCGTATATCGCATTGCAAGGCTTTGTATGGATATGCGTAAGGCTGATGAAACTTTAAGCGACGACAACGCAATTATAACGGCTTTATGCACCGACTTGGATGCTATGGCTGAAATCATGGCAATTATTCTTTGCAACCACTTGTTTACACCAGACAATGTAAGGGATTATGAAGATGCGGTATCTCGTAACGATAGGTTGATTAGCACCATGAAGATGAAGGTAATGAATAGCACCTTTGAAATCAACCAATGGGCGGCTATCATACTTGGTGCGATTAAGTCGGTTGACCTATCTGGTTTTTTTTTACTCAAAAAATCGGTGAGTATGGCTACGGATTCTCTGCTGATGCGGAAGAAGAAATCAGTGGAGACAGCATCACAGTTTATGGAAGCACTATCATTGCAGACGCCTCAGACTTCATAAAAGTATTCACGCAATATACTCTTGATGATTATCTCTATAAATTAAGTTGTGCGCAAATACAGTTTATGGCTGTTGACAACACACACACAAAATACTTAAAAGGTTCTGACAAAAAAGCATGGAATAATTATTCCGAAGCACTTAAAGCGCAGACCAAACTCGATAATTTCTTTGGTGGCTTAAAAGTTCCAACCCTAAAAGAAGGTGAGGAATACGAAGTACCAGTAAGGAAAAACAACAAAAAGAAAAAGTAACCACATAAAACACCCATATATAATGTCAAATCTCAATCCAACAGTTGTTATAGCTCAACTTGACGATGATAAGTTAAGAGCTTCAATAGATTCACTTGTTACTCACTTCAACTCACAGTTGGAGAAAATGAAAAAAGATTCAACAAGTGCTGTTCAAGAAATAACACAAACACTTAACAAGCTTGGTGAAATTAAGGTAGATATGGGTGGGTCTGCCAATGGTGGTTCGTCAAGGAGAGCGAAAGCGCAAACAGAAGAAGCAAAAGCGGTAAAAGACACTGCAATGGCTTACGACCAACTTGCAAAAGTGCAACAAGTTGCAGTCCGTAGCGGAGATTCAAGTTCTATTCGTAATGCTGATGTGTTGCAAACGATGAATGTTCAACTCGACTTGCTTAGAGAAAGATTGAGAGAGGCAAGACAGCAATATTCATCATTCGTTGCTTTGGCTGCACACGCAACTACCACGGGTGATAAAGGTTTGTTTCAATTTGCAACAGAGGGTGTGCATAGATACGAGCAGGAAGTTCACAATCTTATTCCACAAATACGTAATTTACAGACAGGTATCAAGCAGATGGGTGATGTTATCGCACCACAAGGTCATACCATGCAAAATTACGTGAACAGCTTGCAAAAAACCAATCCTCAACTCGCTCTACTTAATGAGCAATTTAAATCTGGCAAATCATTACTACAACAACAAACGACAAGTTACGAAGCAGCGACGTCGTCAGCACAAAAATATACTGATGAAATTCGTCGGCAGGCAGATGCTATACGTAAAAACGAAGAATTTAGAAAAACTGGTATCTTTTCTTATGATGTTGGAAACAAAACATTTGCTATTTATAATGATAGCAAATTTAGTATCGAAGAACAATTATTAAGAAATCAAAAAGAACTTGCACGTTTACAAGATGTTCAAAGAGAGAACGAAGAGAAAATTAAAATAGAAACACAAGGAACTGTAAGTGTAGCACAGCAACAGCTTAATATAGAGCGTCAAATAACAGAAGAGCAAATCAAGCGTAAGCAATACAAAACACCGTCAATAGGCACTCCATTTGAAAAAATGGTGGCAAATACGCTTAACATTGGAGTATCTGATGTAAAAACTTCTTCGCAAGAAATCCAAAGACTAAATGTCTATTTAAATCAGCTACAACAAACGTGGAATAGACTTACCCCTACTATGCAAAACAGCAATTTTGGTAGGATGTTGAAAGAAGAGTTCCAAACCACGTCAAGATATGTTCAACAATTAAGAAAGGATTTATCAACACCTATAAACTTAGACGCGGCATTAAAAGGTCCTGAAAAGACGCTTGATGATATAGCGTATAAAATACAGAGGTTGCAATCTTATAAACGTGGAATAAACCTTACCGACCCGAAGCAAGTCGCAGAAATAAAAACGATTGATGCAGAAATCAATCGTTTGAACACAGATTTGAACAAGTACATGGGTACTACAAAGAAAGCTTCTGAACTCAATAATGCCCTTACACGTTCATGGAACTATATGAAAAACCGTCTTGCTTTTTACTTTACCGTTGGTGCTTCTACGCAGTTTGTAAGGAATTTGATTGAAGTACGCTCGCAATACGAAATGAACGAAAAGGCATTAGGTATTCTTTTGGATAGTGCTTCACGTGGTACTCGTATCTTTAACGAGTTATCACAAATGTCGTTGGTTTCTCCATACACACTTATTGAGCTTTCCAATGCAGCAAAACAGCTTACCGCATACGACATTGCTGCAAAAGATGTTGTAGATACAACAAGAAGGCTTGCTGATATGGCAAGTGCGGTTGGTGTTCCTGTTGAACGTCTTACTTATGCGTTAGGACAAATTAAAGCATACGGTTATCTTAATAGCCGCGACGCACGTATGTTTGCCAACGCTGGCATACCACTTGTAAAGCAGCTTGCAGATTACTATTCAGAACTTGAAGGAAAGATGGTAAGTACTGCCGACGTTTACGACCGCATGAAAAAGAAAGCAATCGACTATGCCGATGTGATGAAGGTTGTAAACAAGATGACTGATGAAGGGGGCAAGTTCTATGATTTCCAAGCAAAAATGGCTGACACACTAAAAGTCCGTCTTGCAAACCTAACTCTTGCGTGGAATAACATGCTTAATGATATAGGTAAAGATAGTCAAGGTGTAACGACGACTGGATTGAAAGGACTTACGGTATTATTTAAGCATTGGCGTGAACTTAGTAGGATTATTTCTACTGTAATTGTTGCAATTGGCACTTACAAAACAGCGTCTATGGTTGCTGGTATTTCTGCAAGCAGAGCCGTTAGTAGCACAATTCCTGCGTGGCTTAGGCTTGCAAATACAGTTAGAACAACCCAAGGCAACATAGCTCTTCTCGGTCTAACAATGAGAAGCATACCTTTTACCACATGGGTTACAGCAATTGCTACCATTGCATCGTATTTTGTACTTTTCAACCAAACAAGTGAAGAAACAAAGCAAAAACTTGGTGAAATTACAAATGCTTATAGCGGAGTAAGAAAAGAAGTAGAAGACCTATACGCAAATGCTATATCAACAGACAATTTGGGAACACAACTCACGAAGCTACGTGACATGCTTGAGCTTGCACAAACAGAGCTTGGAGTTACCATTCCTATAAACCTTGAAGATGTAAATGAGAGCAATGTTAAGCAAAAGCTAAAAGAAACGAAACAGCTTATAGAAGACTACGTTAATTTTTCTCAATTATTTTCTGAAAAAGCAATCGGAACAGACTTAAATGAAAGGATGAATGAGTTTGGTTCTGAAGCAAGAAACACATACACAAGAATAACAGAATCCATTAACGCAGTCAAGGTTGGGTTGGAAGAGCTTGCCTCTACAGGAAAAGCAAGCGCACGAGATATTGAAATACTAAAAGAACTTGATGCAAAGCCAAAAGACGGAGAATCTCGCATAGAGTATCTTCAGAGAATGGTTAGTCTTTATGAAGAGCTTGGACTTATAGGAAAAAAAGAAAGTGTTGTCCCTGTTGGTGGAACTCAATCAATCGACAATTTTATTCTTTTACAAAAAGACCAAGAAGCAGCACTTAACAGACTTAGCATTAAGAACAAAGAGGTATTCGCGAGTATGCTTACCGATGTGCAAGACTATTACTATACATCTGGTGTGGCTGCAAAAAAGTTTGAACAGCAAGTAATGCGTGTTGCAAAAGAGGTAGATATAAACAACATACCTGTTGAACAACGAACTATTAAATTAAATGCTGCAATCAACGAAGAAGCGTCTTTGCACAACTGGAATCAGTTTGAAAAAGAGTTTGCTCGACAAATTTTAAATAGAAAATTTGGCACAACGATAGAAATATCAGAAGAGTCAAAACAAAGTGCAGAGGAAGATTTGCAAGCATGGCAGAAAAGGCAGAAAGATTGGTTTAACAATAACAAGATTGATGTAAAACTTGATTTTCAAACAAACGACACAGAATTGTCGTATGCAAAACGAACTCTACAGGATTATAAAGATAAACTTGAAGAGGTTGAAGTTCAAAGAAGAAAGCTAAATGTAGGCACTGGATTAAAAGAAGACTTAGATAAAGCTATTGAAGCCGCTAAGAAAGCGCAAATAGTTGCCAAAGAAGCTGGTGCAGACTTAGAGTCTTTAAATAAGAAAACCAAAGAAAAAACATCAAAGAAAGATGTACTTGGTGAAGCTATTTCCAAGGAGGTTCAATACATCAACGATATTCAAAAGAGATTCAAGGAATACAAGCAAGCAGGTGTTGACGCACAAGAAGCACTTACACTTGCTACAAACGAATACGGTAAAAGTATTGTTCGTAATAATGCCATTCTACAAAAGTATGGTATTAAAACGCTGTCGTCTTCTCAACTCGCGTCAATGCCAATTCAAAAAATCCGTGATTTCTATAAAGAGCAATTAAGTGGTGCATCAGCAAGCACAAATGGCGTAGAAGCTCTTGAAAAAGCCATTGCAAACCTTAATACCGAGATTACAAAGATAGACTACAAGCGTATTACGGACGGCTTAAATAACGAACTTTCTAAAATCAAAGATGAATACGAACTCGCTGTAGAACTCGATGCAAATCCAGAGTTAGGTAATATCTTTACAGATATATTCGACATCGACCCAAACGAACTACCACAAAACCTTGACGAATATGCTGCAAGAGTTACCGATGCGCTTAACAAGTCATTTGAGAAGCAAAAGAAAAACTTTAGACTTCCTACAATCGAACTTACTGACGATGATTTGAAAGCATACAAAGCCGAATCAGAGAAACCAAAAGGTCTAATTACGGAAGCAGACTATAAGGAAATCGAAAAGCAAACAAAAGAAATCCGTAATCTCCGCAAGAAAGATAGAGAAGACACGCTTAAAAGAACACAAGAACTACAATACAAGCTTGGCGATATTAACGAAAAGATTGCCATTGAAACAAAGAAGCTTACAAACTTGCAAATTCAAGCCGAAAAGGAAAAGAACGCTGAAAAAAAAGCGTTACTTGAACTTGAAATACAAGACCAAGAGCAAGCAATCTCTAAGTTGAAAGAACAAATCTTGTCTGAACTACCTGCTTACAAGGCGTTGTTTGAAAGTATTACCGATTATAGTAACGGTGTTGTTAATCGTCTTGCAAAGAACTACAAAAGAGTTCTTGATGAAGCGAAAAAGCGAGGTTTGAACAACAACGGTAAGTACACGCTTACAGAGGGTGATGTTACCGTAGAACTCACACCAGAGCGATTAAACAAAGAATACAAGAATGTTTTCAAAGAGATACGGAAGTCTGAATCAGCATTTGCCAAAATCAAAAATGCGTTTACTGGTGACAAAGGAACGAACACACAAAAAGATTGGGCGAAAGGTCTTGAATTGATTGCCGAAGAAGCACGAAAGGCAGCGGATGGTGTACGCACCGTTGCTGAAATCTTCGACGCTCTCGGTGGTGATGAAGATACGACTGAAATACTCAACGATGTTGCTACTTCGATGGAGGGTATTGCAACGGCAGGACAAGGTGTGTCGCAGATTGCTTCTGGTGACTATATCGGTGGCACAGTGAACGTAATCAAGGGTGCATGGCAAGCAATTAGCACTTGGTTTGATAACGACAACAAGAAAATTGACAGACAAATCGAGAAAAGCAAGTTCAAAGTGCAAGAACTTGAATTGGCTTACAAGAAACTCGAATACGCTGCAAAGAAAGCACTTGGAACGGAAGAAACGGTTGCCAAACGTGAGTCTATTGCTGTAAAAGAGCAAGAGCTTGCCGAACTTGAAAGACAGCTCGCACTTGAACAACAGAAAGACTACAAGAAGAATTCTGATAAGCGTGAGCAGAAAGAGCGCATACAGGACTATCTTGATAGCATTGAAAGCTTGAAGCAAGAAATCCAAGACGCAAAAGAAGAAATCGTAAACAACTTGCTTGGTAGCGACGTAAAGAGTGCCGCCGAGGAATTTGTTGACACATGGGTTGAAGCATGGAGAGCTGGAGAAACAACGCTTGATGCTATACAAGACAAGATGGACGAGGTAATCTTCAACTTAATCAAGAAGTCTATGACGAGTAAGATAGTTGAAACCTTGTTGAATCCATTCTACAAAGAAGTGGACAGAATGACAAGTGCTGAAAGCGAAATGGGTGATGCCTTAACAATAAACGAACTTCGACAACTTGCTCAAATGGCTGGTGTTACCGCAGAACAAATCAATACGGCACTTGGCGAGTTCTATGGTAATCTCGACGCGCTCGACATTATCTCGCAATCAAGTGAAGCAAACAAGCAGCTCTCTGCCTTGCAACAAGGGATTCAGGGCATAACCGAGGACACAGCAGGAGCATTGGAGGCTTATATGAACGGAGTAAGCCAGCAAGTGTACTTGCACAGCCAATTATTGACTGAAATCCGCAACGCTGTGGTTTCTATGGATAACGACATACAAATGGGTATTCAAGCGCAGATGTTATTGCAACTCCAGCAATCCTATGCCGTTCAGATGGCTATTCAGAATATCTTATTAGGGTGGTCTAACCCAAGTGGCATGGCAGTTAAAGTAGAAATGATTTAAAGATATGGACGCATTAAATAGATACTATAAAGAATCCCTGCTCAATGGTCTTTGCGATGAATACAAAGGCTATTGGCAGGCTTCAAAGAACGACAAGGAAAAGCTTGTTAAACTCGCAATGAAACAACAGTCAATACCGCACGTGGCTACATACGCATACGAAGGTAGAGGACTTACAAAAGACTATATCATCAGCACGTTTGGTTATTATATCAACGGTTATACAATACGTGATGCAGACAACGTGAATGGCTACACATACGGCTTGTATGCTGGTTATAACTACGACAACGACATAATACTTGACAAAGATGTTATTCATGTTATGTGGTGCGATAATCTTAGAATCATCATACCACAAACAAAGTCACCTGTTATCTATATCAGCAACAACAGTCAAGTGCATATCGTTTGCGAAGGTTATAATCATCCACACATCTACCTCTTTGACAAATCAAAGGTTGTATTTGAAGATGTTGACACAGAGAGTTCCGCTATCGTATTCAGATATAGCAAGGAATCTATTGTAAATCTCGGCAAATTCTGCCTAAGCAATAATATCAAATCATTCGACAAACAACTCAAACTATGAACACAGAGCTAAAAAACAAATACTTCGTGAGACTAAGCGAAGAAGCACAGTGGGAAGATGTGACGACAAAGTTCGACGGTATCAAAATACTCAAAGTAAGCGGTATGAACGCCGTAGGAGACGCTGTGAACATCTTTACACAACAGTGGATTGACAGCAACGTGGAAGACATGATGGTTACAACACAAGACAACCAAAACAACGATGTTGTGATAAGACAAAACGTTGACTTGTCTCTCACGTTCATCGCTGGCACTCGCTATTCAGCCAATAATAACATAGACACACAAGAAGCATACGACGCTTTCAAAGCATTTATATGCAACAACGGAGGATTCTATATCAAATCAGCTTACACAAACAAATCTGCATACGTTACTTGTCTGAAAGGATTTGAACCAACAACAGAAGACCTACACAGAGGAATAAACTCGTATATCCTCGCAACAGCAACTTTGCATACACTTAGACCAGTGGAATAGCCACAACACAAACACATCAAACACAAAAAAATCGCGGTATCAAGTCTATCACAGATTCGATACCGCTTTTTAGTCAATAAATACTAACCAACTAACTAACTTTTAACTAAATCAACATGAAATGAAACGTAAATTACTAAAAATCCTCTTCTTTAAAATCATCTAAATCTGGAGTTCCATCAACATGAAACTGACTATCTCTTATGGCTTTTAACTCCCTGCTCGCAGACGCCCTCGGATAAGAGAAAACATTTATCGTCTGACCTATAACAGAAACACCCTCAACCATCTTGTCATGCTCTATCGCATAAGGAAATACCTCTCCCTTGACTTGAACCAGCATCCTGTTACCAAAATGCTTGCTTATATAACCCTTGAAATATGACTTAAATATACATCTCCAAGAAATATACCTGTCTTGAACATACTCACCATTCGACTTCTTATAACCGTTTTTGTATTCATCTATGAACACCAAAACCGAATCATCCATGTATTTTATAGCCCTTATAAACCCCACTAAAGTGAAATCAGCCATAATTTGCCACTTTTTAGCGTTTCTAAGGCAATTTAACTGCATTTGTGGTAACTTGTACCACCCAAAGATTAAACACACCTTAAAACGCAAATTTAACAATTCAATCAAAACGGTACATTTTCATCACTACTACCACCACCAGAAGAAGGTTGAGACACCTGTGCGGAAGATTGCTGACTATTATTGCCATTATTAGCATAACCACCACTCTGACTATTCTGGCTATTATGCAAACCAACCCTCCAAGCAGTCAAAGACGTGTACCAACGACCATTGTACTCCCTACTATCAGCATCTAAACTGACATCGTAAGTTTCACCAACTTTCCAAGACACACCCTGCCATACAGTATCATTGAATATATCTACCTTGACTAAACGAGGATACTGACCCTGCGTCTTACCAACAAACGAATGACGTACCTTTACATCACCCGACTTAGTCCTAAAACTCTCGTCTTGCAACAGACGCTCTAAACTTAATACTATTTCCATAACTGATTTAATAACGTTTCAAATTCTATGCAAATATAAAAACTTTTTTACCATCTACAAACTTTTTTCGATTTTTTATTTTTTTTTGATTTTTAAATTTTCTCTTTTTTGAAAATTTCGTTTTTTTAAATTTTATTTTTTTAAAAATGAGTCGTTTGCACCATATAACCGCTTTCGGGCTTTACTCCCCCCCCGCCTCCAGCGTTTTGCGCTTTTTGGGTCGCTTTTATGCGTTTTATATTTTCACAAATGAACATCTAAAAATACATAACAAAAACAGCCCAAAAAATAACAAAAAAAACACATTTATTTATAGCTTGTTTATTCATCTTTTCACGTACTAACAAAAACGACTCTTTTATTCATTTTTCATCTTTACACTACTTTTTGATTTATACGTATATTTGCACATATAACTAATAACTAAATATTATTAAGTTATAAGCATATAAAAAATATATATAACTAATATTACAATATAGACAATAATAGATAATAATATAACTAATTAAGTAATTAAGTAATAAAATATATATATTATGTTATAACTATTTTTATTTATAGTTATAACTTTTATAATATACCTTATATATAATAAAAGATAGTGTAAATAAAACACTAAATAAATAGATGTTATTTAAAATCTGCACAAAAAGAGCAAAACTGTGCAATTTGTGTAAAAATATGTAATTTAATACACAAAATAAGAAATAAATAACATAGAAAAATGTATAAAAATGTTAAATTGCAATCTCTACTTTACAAAATAGGGTATTTTGTCACTAAAAACAAATATATTTCAAAAAAAACTCACTTTTTTTTAAATATATCATATAATAACTAAATTTTCACTACCTTTGCATCGTGATTTTGAAAATGTGCTGATTGATTAACTTATTAAAACATTTAATAAAATATAGTATTAACAATTTAAAAACATTCAAACATTATGGCAACAAAGAATTTTTCAAAAGTGAGTGCAAAAGAATTTAACACCACTTTCAAGAATGCAAAAAACGAAGTTAAGGGTATTTTCACCAGTCCGTTTGTTATCGTAAATCAGCTGAATAAAGCTGCAAAGGGTGACTTTTCGAAGATTGAAAACTGCGACAACTTACTGCGTGAAAACATTGCAGCGGTTGCAAAGGTAGTGAAGTCCTTGCACACTGGTCGCTATGCTTTTAACTTGGATTTGTTCGTGAAGGACTATGCTGGTAGATTTTGCACTATGCAAACACTTAAAAATGAGTGTGTCACACACACCGACTACATGGATATTTGCGGCGTATCTGCTGCCGTTGCAGTTGATAACAAAGGGCGCGAAGTGTGCAAAGATGAAAACGGAAACAATGTAATTTTCACACCTATTGCCTGCACTATTAGCGCATATTTTGCAGCTTTCGCAAAGGTTGCAAAGGTGACACTGGTTGCAAGTGAAAAAGCGGAAAAACAGGCTGCAAAGGATGAAAAGAAAGCTGCTAAGGATGAAAAGATTTATAACAAAGCTTTTGCAGCAGTTAGTGCCGTATTTGGTGAATTTGCAAACACATTCACACGTAACGAAGTACTCGCAAAGTATGCGCTAATTAAGGGCACAAAGTAAGCGAGTAACACGCGCAAAGGGTGCAAAATGTAGCCGTTATTATGTGAATAACGCGCGGCTGGCATAGGTTGCAAAAACTTTTGCACCCACTAACAAAGGGCGTTTTAAGGCGTTAAAATGTACCTTTGCCCAAATAGGGCACAAAGGGCGCGGAAAGGTAAGGATAGCGCAAAGGGCGCGAAAATAAGGTAGCAATAAGGCGCAAAGGGCGCGCGACCTTAAATTCTTTATTTAGTACGCAAACGGCGTAAATTTAGAGTGAAACACTCGCAAAACTTCGGTTTTGTTTGGCATGTTGGAACAAAACAAACAGGGCGTAAATTTACGTTTTTGCGGCAATAAGAAAGCAAACGACAATAAGGGCGTGCATTGTAAGTTGTAAGTGAAGATTTCACACATGCGAGTATTTTAATGATAAGGGATGCAGCCGCAAAGGTGTAAACAGGGCGTGAGGAAAACACGGTCGGCGTAATTATTTGCTGGTTGACTATCTTTGTGGCAAATAATAGCTGATATTTCAAATTCAAACACAAAGCAAATGAATTTTGCAAAGTGTTCCGTGAGATGTGGGGAAAAAGATACACAGGGTCATTTGCTTAATAAAGCACATGCACAAAGCATCTGCACATAAAAAGCAAATACACGTTAGCTCAAACGAAACGAAACGCGGTCGGCATTTGTCGACCATCCATATATTTTGCGTGTGTTCTGGCTGCAAAGTTATGAAAATACTTCTCGAAATGTACCGTTGAGGAGGCAAAGGGATGCAACCAGTTGAAATAGGTGTCGGGCACGGCACACGCAACAAATTAACTTTTAAGCAGGGCAGGTGTGCAAACACTATCAACACGCCGCCAACCCTCGAAACATAAGTATTAACAATAACAATTCAACAACAATGACAATCAAAACAATCGCAACAATGAAGTCTGGCGCAACAAAGATTTTGCGCATCAACGACCGAGAGATGGCTCATTTCGTGAGCGAGTTTCGCAAAGCTGTCAAGTGCGGCATCGAGTCTTGGGATAGCTATGCAGGTCGTGTAATCAATTATGACCAGATTAAGAAGGTGCGTTTCATCAACGAGCGCACGAAGCAGTGCATCCTTGAATACTAAAGCAGGAGGGTCGTATATGTTAGTAGGATTAACTTTGTGCGGTGCGCAGCTTTTGTGCATCGCTTATTTATGGAGGACTGAAAAATGAAAAAATACGTATTCATTGTGACACTCATTACTGGTGTTACATTCTCGCAAGAAGGGTGCGGTTACAATATGGACTCCGCGCTCATGGATGCTTGCGAGCATTTGGCAGCATCTGGTGAATTTCCAGAGGACGATATTGAAGACATCAATTTTGATAGAATGGTGTAAACGCACGACTGCGCGTTACACAAAGCAGCCAACAAGAAACAATTCACAACATTAACAACAACAAAAACAAAAAGAATTATGGCTATTAAGGTTAGAAACATTCAGACGAACGAGATTATCAACGTACTCAATGTAACAGTAGAAAACGGCACAATCGTGAGCGAAGCACGTCGCCCAAACAAGGGTACGAGGTTTTATAATTCATATCCTATGGTTTTGCCACTTGGCAAGTCGGAGGATGGCAGGGACACCCACTGCCTCCGTGATGGTTGGGTGCTTGACACTTCTCGCAAGCCACGCACACCACGCACAGCAAAGTTGTCAGAACCTACACCAACACCAGCAGAGCCAATCGAGCCTGTTACAGAGCCTGTAAGCGAGCCTATCGAGCCTGCAACGGCAACAGTAGAGCCAGAGCCAATCGTGAGCGAACCAACACCAACGGCAGCACCAACGAAGAAGAGCGCAAAGGTAGCTGAGCCATCCACGAACATTGATGCAACAGCGCAAGCTATTGCAAACGCATTGAAGGGTTTGCAGGTCAACGCACCAGCGCAGCCTATCGACCGTGAAGAGTTGAATAAACTCATTCAGAAAGAAGTTGAACGTATCGCGGACAAGGTGCACCGCATCGAGTTCGTTGTGAAGACACCAACTGCTGCAAACGTAATCAAGGGCACTGTAAGCAAGGATTTCGAGGTACATTGCAACCTTGTCAACGCAGGCAAGCCGTTGTATCTCTATGGTCCTGCTGGTTGCGGCAAGAGCTATGAAGCAAAGCAGATTGCAGAAGCTCTCGGTCTTGACTATTACGAAACAAGCCAAGCCATGTTCGCACATGAGCTGAAAGGCTATGGCGACGCGGCTGGCAAGTTCGTGCCAACAGCATTTTATAAGGCTTTCTTCTATGGTGGTTTGTTCTTCTTGGATGAAGTGGATGCAAGTGCGCCAGAAGCACTCGTGGTTATGAACAATGCGGTCGCTAATAAGAGATTCGATTTCCCAGTAATTGGCAATGTCGAGGCACACCCTAATTTTAGGGTTGTGGCAGCAGGTAACACCAGAATGACAGGTGCGACCTTGGCGTACACCGCACGTCAGATGCAGGACACCAGTTTCAAGAATAGATTCTTCTTCGAGTTGTGTACGTATGACGAGCGTATCGAGTTGCAGCTCGCTAACGGTGACAAGGAAATCGTTGAGTTCGCACACGATTTGCGCAAGGCGGCACGTGAAACACAAATCTTACAGCTTTGCAGCTATCGTCAGATTGCAGACCTTGCTCAGTTGCAGGAATGTGTCAAGAACAATGACGCTCACTTGCTCCGTGGCTCTGTATTGCAGGAGAAGGAGGTGGATGAAACAAACATCCTTTACACTCACCTTGAACACAAGCAGAATCGCTGGGCAAAGGCGATGAAGGCTTGCATCGAAATCATGAAGAATGAAGAGGTGTGGTAATTAGCCACACTTCTTCCCTTTTCTCAAAGTTCAACGATTAAAAAAGAAACAATATGGCTGACTTTTTTAAACAATTCAGAAGCATAAACGAAATGGTGACTTACCTCGATAACGCAGAGGTAAGTTCCACCTTTCGAGGCGAATATCTTAGTTCGCAAGAACGCACAAACCCAGAGTGGAGTGGTTACGATTCTTACGAGCAAGCTCGCGAGATGATGTTGAAAGGCGACAAGCAGCTTGCAAAGAAGTTGAGAGGAACGGAGAAACTTGACATCAATATACCATGTACTGGAACAAAAAAGAAGATGTGTACGGGTATTGCAGGCTTTATGCCACACGTGCCTAATTTCTTGGCAGGAGTACCTAACAATATGATTTTTGTTAGGGAGCAGAAAGTCACGCAGCCAGTAATCACAGTCGTTTACAACATCGGATGTCTTGGCGGTTCATCAAGCGACCTTGTAACAACTGTTTCCGCACGTATTATGAGTGCAATAATGAGTGCAGAGCGCAAAGGATATAGAATTAACCTTTACGTAGCAAGTGCGCAGACGCAGGGTTCTCAAAGTTGTGGTTTGGTTTGCAAAATCAAGGATTCAGACCAACACATCGACACACTTAAAATGGCTGTGCCAATGATTTCGCCAGCCATGAATCGTAGGTTCGGCTTCCGTTTCAGAGAAACGATGAAAGGTTTGTCACGCGGTTGGGTTGATAAATACGGAAGTTCAATGAGTACATACGAAACACAGGAATTTCTTAAAAGGCAAAATTTCAAGTATGACGTGTGTCTTGCATTTGAAAGTGTTAAGCACATCAAGAACGTAGAAGAGTTAGAGAAAATTTTTGTAGAATCAACAAGAACAATTAAAAATAATCATTAACAATTATGGCAACAAAATTAACACAAGAGGAAATGCAGATGCTCGGTTTCGCACCTGCTAACGGGAGTAATAACAAGAGTTTCGCACCAGCACCAAGACGTGAAGTTGAAGTTTCAACGGAAGGTATCGTGGTTCGTGAAAAGCACTACGATGAAGAACTTGCTGCAAATGTTGGCAAGTTTGCAAAATACAAGGGCTGGTACGGGCTTATAGATAACACGCATGTAATAAAGGAATACAAGCACTACGGTTTCGTTGAGGGGAGCAAGGATGGTTGGGGTAGCCACCTTGCATATCCCGATAAGGTGACAATCTTGACAGACGAATCAGAAATTGCAAAAGCTCGCAAGTCTGCGCAGTGGTTCTTTGAAAACGAGATTGAGAGTCTGACACGCAAGATTCAGATGGGGATTGGCGATAGAGGTTTCATGCTTTACTTGTTGGCTGAGCGCAAAGCTTGGCTGGCAAAGATAGCATAAATCACTATCAACACGGCGGCGGTCACAAAGGTATGTGGTATCTACAAAATAAATGGTTGCAAGCAGGTAGATACGGGTGGTTCGACTCCGCTCACCGCTTCAAGGTAGGGCATGATGTTGTGTTGTTGTTAGAATTGTTAATACTTATTTATTACTGCGGTCTGTGGGCGACGCGATGTCGCTCGCAGACAATTTTTCAACAACGCGAATTGAATGTCAAACAAACAAGAAGTTAAACTTAAAAAAATAAAGATTATGAAGAAATTTGTAAAAGAAGTAACTTGGAAAGTTGCTATTGGTATGGCATGGTTTGTATGCACACCGTGGTTTAATAATCCCAACGTAGGATTACTTGAAATTATTTTAATTATGTGGGGTTTCTTGGTTTTGATAGACTTAGCAAAATGGGGACTAAAAAAATAAACAATTAACACAAAAAAACTAAAAGACTATGACACTTAAAGAAAAAGCAAAAGCCTATGATATTATTATCGAAAAGGCTTATAAAATGCGCCACGAAAATTGTGAGGCATGTCAAATGTGTATAGAGGAACTTATCCCTGAACTCAAAGAGAGCGAGGACGAAGAGAGCGAGGACGAGAGGATAAGGAAAGGTATTATTCGCAACCTTGAGTATTTAGCGGATAGAGCGGAAGGGTTTGTTAAAAACGAAATCAAGGAACGAATTGCTTGGCTTGAAAAGCAGAAAGAGTTTGTTTCGGCAGATTTTGATGATGTATGGGAAACGGCAGATTGCGAAGAACTGATTGCTCCGTTAGAGAAATATTCTAAGGATGCCATCAAGAAAATGTGCCATGCGTGGTACGACAAGGGAATTGAACTTGAAAGGAGAAAATGGCTTAAAAAGCAAGGTTGGCAGAATAATTCTGACGTTAAGGATTACAATAGTATTGACCCACATTTCGGAAAACCTATTGATAAGGTTGAACCAAAGTTCCATGAAGCAGCCTTGAGCCAATGACCGAAACGAAAAAAGAGTTTGTGTCAAGGTTCGGTGCTATGGCAATCTTTAATTACTCTCGCTGGTGTGAAATAAACTTCGAGAAGAACTTGCGTGAAGACTACGAGCGCAAGACCACATTTACCGCTGACTTTTCTATTGCTGAATGGGCGGAAGTTAGCGAACATGGTGCAATCATCGACACTTTTAAGCGAGCAATTAACGAGTGGCACAACAACATTGAATACTTCGCTGAATTGATTATTGCGGTGAATATGAAGTGTTGGGAGCATCACGCACGCGGCAACGACAACTTGTCTTCTCTCTATGGTGAGTTGTACTACATTGCAAAAGACATGTACTTTACATGGTTTGATGAAAACAACAAGGATTATCAGAAAGCCGCTGATTACTATTTCGACTATGTTGACTAATATTCTTGCTACGATAGCACTGACTGCACTATGCGTGTGGTCGGTGCTTACCGATAAACGTGCGTGCGTAAATAATAAATAATTATTATATTAAATTATTATATATATGGGAACAGATATTAGGATTAACCAGCCAACAGAAACGCTGGTAACAATCATTGAAAAATGGATTTGCAACTTATTACGAGAATTAAAAACCGACAAAGAACTACAAATGGTTGTCTGTACGGGAAACGACGGTAGCGAGAATTACTGGCTGTTGAATTGGAATATCAAGAACGACAAAGCAAACATTCCAATCGCAACATGGATTGGTAATGGCATGATTAAGCCAGACTTTACTCCAGCAAGTTGGTTTGCTTTAGCAAAGTGGTTACTCAACAAGTTTATCACGGGCGAAGTTACTTACATTTACAATGAAGGCATTTAGTTATGGAATTTGAAAGTCAAAAACCACAAGTACGCGACTACCTCACAAGTGGTGGTCGTTTGACGCCGATGCAAGCTCTCGTAATGTTTGGGAGTTTGCGTCTTTCTGGTATCATCTTTGAACTCAAGAAAGAGGGTCTGAATATCACAAAAGATATGGTGAAAGTGTCAAAAAGAAAGCACGTAGCCGAGTATTATATCAAATAATTATTTTTATCAACCTTTTAAACAACAACAATTATGGAAAAGAATGTGACTATTACAATGAGTGTAGAACAAGCTAAAATTTTGAACGCTTTGCTTTTTGCAAACGTAATCAATTTTGCAGGTGATTGCGACCTCGAAGAAGCAAGTCGTCTTTCTAAGATTGGTTTGCTTGTATCGAAAGCAATCAAGGAAGCGAATGGTGAGAACGAGAGTGAGGAAAGCGAAGAGTAATCAACAACTATCATGGTGGGTGTGTACCAGTTGCACACCTGCCAATCTAAACAAAGACACAACAATGACACAAGTAGTTTATATCACGCCAAATTATGAAGGCGAGTGGATGGTTAGCGAATTAGAGCAAATGCCAAAAGATGAATTAAAGACATTTGTTCGCAATAACAGCGATGAAAACATTGTTGTTTATTCTATGTCTGATTTCCAACAGAATTTTAATTGTGGTCTCATTTCGGATGAAGGTTATATCATTTTTATATAAAACAATAAAATCATGGGACAATTATATAAGATTATAATTAAAACAAACTGCTATCAAGCAAGCCGCAATGGAAAGTATCGTTGGCACTTCGATGAAAAGCGAAACGCAACGGCTGTTCTTCATAAAAACTTGACCCTCAGAGAAGCACAAGGATTGCTTATTGAGTTTTGGAATGAGGACTTCGCTAATCACCGAGGTAGTTATCTTCGTAATTGGGGGCTGATACGTGCAAACTATCCTTACGAGACAAGTTCTTTTAAGGATGGTACGAGAAGTTATCAATACGATGGTTATTATGTGAGCATCGAAAAACAAAACAAGAAAGAGGAGGAATAATTATGATGGAGGTTTCAAAAGAAGAATTTTACAAAAGAATCAAAGACGAAAAATTAGATTTAACCGTAAACGCTATTGGAGAACACCCTTTTACTTCTGAGTTTAAATTCAGAAGTGGTTTGTTATGGGGGAAGGTTGTGCCATCTGAAATTAACACTGAAAAATACAAATATCCATTTTATGTTGAACATTATTATATAATGTAAATAATAAATATCTTATGGCAAAAAAGTTTGTATCTTGGAGGCGAGTTAGTACCTTTAAACAGAATCGCAGTGGTCTCGGTTTAGAGGCTCAGAAAGAAATTATCAAGTATTTCATTGAGCGTGAAAAGGGTGAATGGGTTGCCGACTACGAAGAATGCTACACTGGTAAGGAGTTGAGCGGTTGTGTGGAATTGCATAAAGCAATGGAACACGCGAAAAAGGATGGCGCTATACTCATAATAGCAAAGTCAGACCGCTTTCGCAACACAGCAGAAGCGTTAAAAATCTACGAAGAAATGGGTGATGGCAACATCATGTTTTGTGATTTGCCTGCGACGGACAAGTTTACACTGACGTTGTTTTTTGCTTTGGCAGAACGAGAGGCTTTACTCGTAAGCATCCGCACCAAACAAGCACTTGCAGTTAAAAAAGCACAAGGTTACAATCTTGGTGCAAGCAACGAGAAATACAGACTCAACTATATGTTGAAGCCAGAAGAACAAAAGGAAAAAGAAATTGCGAAACGTGCCGAAACAAAGCGTAAGCGTTTCCAAGATAGCAAAGATACGCAAGTAATGTTCAGAATACTTAGACGTGTTTTTCCAGATGCAACAAAGGGCGAGCCTACAAATTGGGCTTGGGGTAAGATTGGAACGAAAGGTAAGAACAAAGACAAGATATTCCAATCCATGATTGATTATCAAGAAATGGATGAAACAGGCACTTTATTCAAGCGTTGGGATTTCAACGCAGACGAGAGAACACGACAACAAAAGTTGTCAGCGTATTTAATTACGTTACGCAAGAGTGTTAAGAATGTTGGTTAATTAAAGAAAGGAGGTTATAAATGTTTATAATAGTATTGCTCGGACTTATAGGGTGCTGCCTCGATGGAAGCATCATCAGAATGGGCGGTAAGGGGTTCAAGAAATAAATCACTATCAACTTTCCGCCGCCACAAACGTCGTGGATTTAACAAATAATAAATTAACAACAACATGAAGAAAAAGAAATACGTGATAACGCTTCTCGGTGCGAGAAAAAACGAGAAAGAAGATATTATGCCACGTTTGTTTTATGATGGCAACAACGAAAACATAGAACATAAAACGCTTGGTGTGCTATCTAACGCAAATAATGCACTTGAACAAATGAACAAGCTGGCAAAATATCTTGAAGAAGATTTGCACGAAAAAGTCACCATAAAGACACAACGAGAGGGTGACAAAGTGAGGGCTGAAATATATTCATTCTGTTCAGATGAAAGTCAAAACCAATATGTAACACAGGTGTTTCTGACTACAATCGTTGAAGATGAAGATATTTATGTAGATGAATTATTCTATCAATTATAAAACAAATATAACATTATGGTAACAAAGGAACTTTCGACGCTTTTGAAACTGCGCGTCTTTCGGGAAACTATAACATGGTCATGGATGCAAGTATTGTAATGAGAAACTATTTCATCACAAAGAAAGACTACCTCTACATCTTAGACCACTATTCAGAACTAAAAGAAAGGTTTTATGGAAACAGTTAAGGTTTACGCTATTTTGTTGAGTGCAGATGCACAAAAGAAAGGTCGCTGGATTGAACAAGACGCATTTCGTGGTACATACAATCCAGACTGGACTTTCAGTGCAACGGACAAAGCTTTGTGGATATACTCTGCGTATGGTTACACATATTCAGAGCAATTCCAAATAGAGCATCTTAGACACGCATTAAATTGCTACGGTTTGAAAGAATGTATTGACTATAAATTTGAAACGAAATGAAATACTACAATTACGAGCAAGTCACTAAAATGTCTGAAAAAGCAAACGTAAAATTCGATGCTGTTTTAAGCGCATATTTCGACGACGAGAAAATCAAGTACGGTTTAAATGTACTGTTTGATGAAAAAGGAGATGTTGAGTTGATTGAAGTTTGCAAGCTGTTCAACATTACACAGAATGGTGAAACATGGACTCATTATGCCAACATTCAACGTGCAGATGATGGTACATGGGAAATAAACGAGCAATTCCAAGGACAGAACGAAGACGAAATGTGGGTATATGCTTACTACAAGCGTTTTGCGGATGCTTGCAAGTGTATTGCAACAGGAAAGTTCAAGAAGATGAAACCAATCAAAATCTACTAATAATGAATAGAAACAAGTACAACTGGTTTGTGGCAGACGAAGGTGATGGCTTGTATAATATCTTTTGTTACTTTGATTTTGACGAAAAAGGGTATTATGTAGGACACACTGGAGAGGATGGCTACCACATTTCAGACTTTGACATTGTGTACGAGAGTGTGCGTTTTAGAGACGCTGAAAGATGGATTGACAATCATTCTTAAATCTTAAATTATGGACGAATTAAAAGTAATCGACAATTTTGTGAAATACATGTTTAACAAGTGGAATATCTACGAGGCTGAACGTGTGTTTGGGGAGTTGCTTGGTGAACACATCTATTGCAAGTATGTAAGGGAATATGAGCGTAATGCGTTCCTGCTTTACGCAAACATAGACAACGATTGCAAGAGAAAGCTAATTGAGAGAGCGAATCATTTTTACAACAAATAAACGATGAATAATTTTCTTTGAAATAATTTGGTGGTTTGAAAATAAGTCCATATCTTTGCACTACCATCTTCCTTATCCCTGCCATGCGTACTGCCGCTGGTGGGGATTTTTGATGAAAAATGTAAATTTTTATTCGATTTATTTTGGTGTTTAAAAATAAGTATATATCTTTGCAACGTAATCGTGGTAGCACTCGGATTACAGAGACATAACGGATTGACTGAGTGGTAGCCAACCCACCCTCAATATACCATCATTTGAATTTCCCTGTGACCCCGTGCTACTTTATGGTTACAGGGATTATTCATTTGATGGTTTTATGCAGATTAGAAGAAAAATAATAAACGAGTGTAAAGGCAATCCACAACTACAAAAAGCTGTGGCTATCGCTATTTACATGAAATTCAAACTTGGGCGTTCTTCTATGATGCGTGACTATACCATCAATAAACTGCATAATGCCACGAATATTTCAGCAAGCACAATTAAGAAATACTTACCCATTCTTGTCAAGAGTGGATTGGTGAGATTTGACGGAAATAATAACCAGCACTTAATTGTATGCAATATTTCATCACACACAAAAGATAGAAACATTTGCATTGACAAGTTTGTATTTGACTCTTTTAAAAGTGTGTATTACTCTCTCCGCTCATTCTTGGCTCTTATCATACAATCACATAAAGACTTTATTAAACGCACGATTCAGATTGCAACCAACCCTCAAAAAGGTCAAGACTATTTGGCTGCAAGAAAGTTAGTGAAACGTCTCGTTAAACAAGGTGTTTTGAATGGTATGTATGAAAGATATAAAGAATTTGGTTTGGGATTTAAGCGCATAGCCAAAGAAACAGGTAATTGCGTAAGAACAGCACAACGTATTATGAAGTTTGCCATTGATAATAATTGGGTACGTAAACACAAAAACGCTATTCAAATCTTGGCAAAAAATGTTTGTTATAGAGATATAGATGGTTTTACATTCTCTACAAGAAACAACATATACAAAATATGTGCTAATACTTACGAATTAAATGCAAGCGTGGCTATTGACATATCTGCTGGTAATATTAGATGGTAAAAAATAAAGGGTATAATTATGACATTTCAAGGAGATACAATATTCGGTAAACCAAAGTTGGAATTGTTGGAAATATACATTGCAGAAAAAGGTTTGTATTGCGACCCACAAGAATGTTATGATTATTGGGAAAACAAAAGATGGAAAACAAGGAAAGGGACAGAAGTTCAGACATTGGAAAATGCAGTTAATGTTTACAATACCATTCTCGTACAAAGAGATATGAAAAAAAATGCAAAGAAACTTGGTTACACCAAACTTGATAAAAAAGATAAGAAAAAAGCAAAACGCTTAATACGAAAATCTTTACTACAAAATGGAAAGACAATAAACGATTTAATCGTTAAAGAGAAGCAAGAAACCAATCCTCAAAAAAAGACAAAGTTTACACCTTATAGTGAACAACTGACTGATGAGAAATGGTTGGCTTTTCGGAAATTCGTTTTTGTTGTGCGTGGAAAGAAATGTGAGCAATGTGGTAGCACTAATTTTCTGCAAGTACATCATCCTAAATACAAATCTGGTCGCAAAGCATGGGAATACACATGCAATGAGGTAATTGTGTTATGCAAATGTTGCCACGAAAAAGTACATAATATCATAAACAAAAAAATAAATAACTATGTTACAAGCAAAAACTAAGGAACAACAAGATTATATTAAATCGCTCGCGGAAAAAGAAAGTTGCGACGGACAAGTTACGGTTTGGGAAGATGAAATCAGCTACAAGATTGATTCTTTTTACAATGTTGACATTTCTTTTGACACAATGGCTGCAATAGTTGATTATTTAAGAGAGCAAAACAAAAATAAGTAATATGGAAACATTGATTTTAATTTACGCATTATCATTTGCGTTTACACTTGGTTTAAATTCTAACATGGAAGCAAGCTGGTTGGAAAAGATTGTATGTAGTATATTTCATGCTGTTTTCATTCCTTTTGTGCTTGCGTATGCTTTTGGAAAATGGGCTTCAAACGACGAGTGAAATGAGAATAGTAATAGACTACAACGGCTCGACTGCACAATGTACGATTGAGCATTATAATAACAAAGAGAAAGAATTTAAGACGGACGAATTGAAAGACTGTGATATGTTGACAAAGATGATGGTGTTTGATTCGTTCCGTTTGATTGAAAACCAATTTAAAAGAAAAAAGAAAAATGAGAACAAGTAAAGAAATCAAAGATTTTATTATTAAAAGTGCTGCCAAAGAAGATTATACAGGATTATTCAGCGGTGTTTTTGACGACCTTAAAGGTTTAACAACATGTAAGGATATTAAAGCGGTTTATTATCGTTGGGCGAGTGCGTGCGATGAAATCAGCAGAGAGTGTGGTTCTGATGTTATCGACAGCACGTTCTGCCGTTCTATTATTTGTTGCAATTTTATGTCAAACTTGAAAGAAAGGTGCTTAACCCCAAAACAAGAACAGAAATATAAAGACGCTTTAAAAAGAGATTTTGGTTGGAATATTGATGAAGTGATGAATGGTAAACATTGTGCGATGGCTCAATTATTTATTAACACATTGGATTTTGTTGATGGATTATGATAACTTGGCAAGCAACAATTAAAGAGGTTGGTAACGTGCATTTACTTACCCCAACTTATTCGTTTCCTAATGGTGGTATGTTTAGCAATATATCGAACAAAAGCCAGCGTGAACAAGAAATGCAGAATTTTTTGATAAAGTTTTGGGGTTTAGAAGAAGATGATGTTGAATGGTATAAGCTTGAGAGAATTGAATAAAAGCATTTTTTTGTTCTTTAAAAATTTGGTGTATTCAAAATTTAATAATAACTTTGTAAAAGCTTTAATAATATGAACGATTTACTTAAAAAGATGAATACAAAGCAGAAAGTTCTTGCATTTTGTTTCAGTGCAGCAATATGTTTATCACTGGTATTTGCAGGGTCTATACTTACAATTCCGTTTGTAGTATGGGCTTTGTATATTACTCCGAAAGTGAAAAAAGAACTTGGCGACTTACTTGATAAAGACGACGAATTATGACTATGTATCAAGAATTAACTAACAACTAAAAACTAAATCATTATGAGTGAAAAAGACAAGCAACTAATTGCAAAAGCGCAGACAATGCCATTCTATCAATGGGATTTGATTTCCAATCTGAAAGAGCAATGCGAAAGCGAAGAAGCGAGAGAAATAATTCATCGCATTATGGTGAGCAATTACCATCGTGAGGAAGCATACAATCATAACGACTAAATTCAAATTAAATCATGGCTAAAGAAGAAGGAACAAAAATCATCGCCTACAAAGGCTTTGACAAAGACCTCAAATGTAGAGGATTTCAGTACGAAGTTGGCAAGGAATATGAATTGGCAAAAGGAGTAGAACCCAAATTGTGTGAGCAAGGATTTCACGCTTGCGACTCACCTTTTAATGTATTTGACTATTATTTTCTTGATGATAACGCGGAACTTGCACGTTTTTGCGAAGTCGAGCAAAGCGGAATAATCAAGAAAGAGAATGATTGCAGAAAAAATGTTTCATCCAAAATCAAGATTAATGCTGAATTAAAGTTTTCCGACTTTATCAAACTTGGTATTGAGTGGATAAAAGAAAAGACTTCACAAAAGAATGTCAACGAAGATAATCTTAGCGACAAAGACAAAAGAAATGCAAAGATTGGCAGCAGCGGTGACTCTGCAAAGATTGGCAGCAGCGGTTACTATGCACAGATTGGCAGCAGCGGTTACTTTGCAAAGATTGGCAGCAGCGGTTACTATGCAAAGATTGGCAGCAGCGGTTACTATGCACAGATTGGCAGCAGCGGTGACTTTGCAAAGATTGGCAGCAGCGGTGACTATGCAAAGATTGGCAGCAGCGGTGACTTTGCACAGATTGGCAGCAGCGGTTACTCTGCAAAGATTGGCAGCAGCGGTGACTATGCACAGATTGGCAGCAGCGGTTACTCTGCAAAGATTGGCAGCAGCGGTGACTATGCACAGATAAATAGCACTGGAAATGATTCTGTTATCATGTGCGCTGGGAATGATTCGATAGCAAAAGCAAAGAAAGGCTCATGGATAACACTTGCTGAATGGCACATAGACACTGACGGACGTTGGAAACCAAAATGCGTCAAGACTGAATACGTTGATGGCGAGCGCATCAAGGAAGATACATGGTATAAGTTAGTTAATGGTGAATTTACGGAAGTCATCAAAGAATAATAACCAAAAAAATAATATTTAAATATGAGTGAATCAGGATGGTATCCAGCAGGGGCGGAACACGATGCCCGTGCGCCTTGGAACCAAAGCGACCCCGAAGAAGAAGTGCGAGAAGTCGAGTTTTCTTGCATCTTGAAGAGAGTTGCCGAAGTTAGCACAACCGACTACATTGCAGGCTCTACATATCCCGAATGGGATGATGGCAGATACATTGCCGTTACCGAAGAACCCGACTTTAGCAACACAGATTGGGTTTCTGAATGGAAGAATCAAGAATACACTCCAGCCGACCTAATAGGGAAGTTGAAGGAGATTGCACTCACATTGGCGAAAGGCGAAACACCTACACGACCACGAAATAGCCGAAAGGACTATTGGGCTGTTCTCGCAAAGGCTTGTGAGGGATGGGAACAGGAAGATGAATACGCAGAAATGGTTTAACTTAAAAATACATTGTTATGGGACTTTATATAACACTTGGTATCACCTTTGCATTATTCCTCGCAGCGGCATTCATTGCTGCAAGGCTCTATGATAAGTTACTGGAGGAACGCAGTTTGACAAAGAGCCTTCTGAATAACATCACAGAATTAAAGGCACAAATTAAAATCTTGGAAACAAAAGGATAGTTATGGAAGCAAAAAGTATCAAACAATTAAGTGACACTTACCTTGATTCAGTCAAGGATGAAACTGTATGCGTGTATGACAGATATGCTGGCTATGTAGATGGTGCTGAAATGGTGCTGAACAAAATTGAGGATTTAGCCAAGGGCGCATATTTTTACTCTGATTCATCGACAAAGACAAGATTTTTAAGAAATGTGGAGGAACTTATTAAGGAACTGAAAGGAGAATAAGTATGAATGGTAATACATTAAAACTCGATTTAGGGCACGCACTTGCAGAAATTGATGATGGTATGCCAAATGGTATTCTTACTGACTGTGAGGCTTATGGTATGGTGGGTGGTTGTGATGAATACTGCCCTGTCTTAATTGCTGGCAAGTGCGAATTGCAAGATACAGACAATAAAGATTTATACAAATCAACGAAAGGGGAATAATATGAAAGCAACAGATTTAATGCTTGGAGATTGGGTTACAGGTAAAAAATGGAGAGAAAACCCATTTAAGCTAACCCGCATAAATGATAACGAGAAATACTTCTATGGTATAACCGCTGATGGTTCACGAGTTGGTCCGTTTTTTCTTGAAGAATTAGAGCCAATTCCGCTCACTCCCGAAATCTTGGAAAAGAATGGGTTTGAAAGTATAATCACCGTTTTTAATGGACTTACCTATCAGTATGTCAGCAAAGAAGAGTGTAGAGTAAGAGTATTTGTTAATGATAAAAACATTGCAACATGTATTGAAATTGACTCTAAAGATTGTTGGCTTAATTACGATTGTAGTTTTGTTCACGAACTCCAGCACGCATTAAAGGTGTGCAGAATTAAAAAAGAGATTGAATTATGATTTACTTTTACAGAACACTTTACGCATTATTCTACATTCCTTTTTTCTTGTTGGAATGTATTGCCTTTCTTTTTGGGTTTATCATCTACCCACTTGTAGTAGGTATTGCATATATCAAGACGGGCAAGGTATGCGATTACTCCAGCGCAATGATGGCAGAGTATATTGAAAAGGAATATGGTAAACTTAAAGACAAAATCGAAAAACTAAAATGATATGGAACTAATAGACAAAACCGCAGTTATAGCGGAGATAAATAGAGTTTTGAACTCTTATGACCCAAACCAAATTACAAGTGGTAGATACGCTCTTGTAGGTTTACGTGATTTCCTTGATACTCTTGAAGTGAAAGAAGTTGATTTAGAAAAAGAATTTTACGATTTCCTTGACACTCTTATTGGCAAGGATAATGGGCATCTATCTGAGGATGAGTTATTTCGCATTGCAGAATATTTCTTTGAACTTGGTCTTAAAGCCAAGAGAGTGGAAGGAATTTGTAAAATAAGTGAAACCAACTGCCCAAACTTCGATGAAGCGCAAGGCACATCATTCGTAAAGTAATATGAAACCAAAAGAATTTATTGCAGAACACAAAGTAGCCGTTGATTACAACAATGGAACAACAACACCTATGCTCTCAATATCAAACGCACATAAGGCGGTTGCACTTGCAGAGTATGAACTTGCAAAGGAGCTGCTAAAACTCCATGAGAGCGCAAGGATTACGGTTTTAGAAAAGATAGTTTATAACTTTGAAAATAGAAAATGATGATGGGAATAGCAGTAATCATTTTAGGTTTTTTTATCGTCTTGCTTGTTGTGGTTATCTACAAGCAGGGCAGAATAATCAAGAAGAAAGACAAAGAGATAGATGAACTTACATCTATTGTGTATGTAGTCACTCGATGTGATGAACACTCCGACTATGTTGAAGAAGTATTCTTTGATAAAGCAAAAGCAGAAAAATACTGCAATAAGTTCAATCAAGACGAGAACAACTATCAAATATATATAACTGAAATCAAACCATTATTATAATGAAGAATAACTATGGACTACAAGAAAAAATATGAAAATGCCCTTGAATGGGCAAGACAAGTAATAAACGGAGAATGTGGATTTATCCGAAATGATGTGGAAGAAGTATTTCCCGAACTTAAAGAGTCGGAGAATGAGAGAATAAGAAAGGGAATGCTTCAAGGGTTTAAAGACTACGGAGAGCCTGAGTATGTGTGGTGGGAAGGTGTCAAAGTGAAAGAATGTATTGCTTGGCTTGAAAAGCAAGGCAAAGAAACAAGTGGGGAACCATCTAAAGACGAAACAGACTATTGTTTCACTAAAATGATGGATGATGTAAGACGTAGAAGTACAATACAGGTACTTGAATATGCAAGAAGTCTTGATACCTATAATCAATATGGCAAAGCAGATATTGATAAAAACATTGCTTGGCTTGAAAATCAAGTTGAATACAAGACTACTTGGAAACCAACTATAGAGCAAATAAATGCTCTTACTCATTTTATCAGAAGTGTTGGAGAAAGTGGCTATGCTTCTCCATATGACCAAAATACAAAGTTGCTTTATTCTTTATTGACGGATTTACAAATTCTTCAAAAACAAGGTGAGCAAAAAGAAATAAACCTTGTTGAGATATTAAAACATTATCCGAATGAAACTGAACTGTATTCTCCATTATATGGTAAACTTTGGCTTGCAGAAGTTGATGAAAAAAATGGAATAATCACGTGTTACAAGCAACCTTTAAATAAAGGCTGCACAAGAGCAATATTAGAACAAGAAGATACAGTATCTTTTTATTCTAATGGCACTACAGGACTGCCAGATTTTAATGTATCAAAAAATTGTATGTTGTTTCTTTATGATGCAGGAAATAAAGGTGGGCAGAAGCTTTTTGATTATGAAAATGTCAATATTCAACAGAAGGATTTTGCACCTAAATCTGCAATTGAAGCAAATCATGAGGTAAAAGTTGATAATGCAAATAAAGTTGAATTAAAGTTTAAAATTGGAGATTGGGTTGTTAATAACAATAGTGGAGGTGTTTACCAAATTACTGAAATTAGAGATGATGAATATTGTCTTTGGCCTCTTGATGGTAAAATAATGGGATATTTAAGAATTGTTGAAGTAGATAATGATTACCATCTTTGGTCAATAAATGATGCCAAGAACGGTGATATTCTTGCATGTAATGGAAGCATATTCATCTTTAAAGAAGAATACATGGCAGGAAAGCCTACTGCATATTGCGGTTTAATTAATGGTGTCTTTCATGTGAGTAGTTTAAGTTGTTTGACAAATGAAAAATGCTATCCAGCAACTAAAGAACAACAGGATTTACTATTCTCAAAGATGAAAGAGAATGGTTGGGTTTGGAACCGAGAGACAAAGGAACTTAGTCAATTAAAAGTGACTAAGATAAGTGACCAAGATTGGAGTGAGGAGGATGAAAGAAATCTTAAAGGGATAATTGACGAGATTGAGACAAACAAAAATAATGCTCCAGATTATGACCTTGCGACTTATGATAGGTTTCTGTTTTGGCTCAAATCACTAAAACAAAGAATGCAATGATAAGAGAAGAAGAAATACTACAACAAGCAAAAGCATATGCAAAAGCTAATAGGCTTGCATATCCAGAAGTTGCTATTGAACATGGGTTTATTCATGGTGCTGAATGGTCAGACGAGCACCCAGTTAGAAATACATTTGCTTGCATTTCTTTAGTCAGCGCAGAGCAAGCGAAGAAACAAATGATTGACAGAGCTTGCGAATGGTTGAGAAGGTCAACTATTCTTGCAGATACTACAATAGAAAGATTTAAACAAGCAATGGAGGAATAGTTATGGACAAAATTATTATTGTATTACAAGACAAGCAGACTATCGAGAAATTGGCTGCTGACCCAGAAGTACAAATTCGCATTAAAGATTCTATCATTGATGGAATTGGAAAGCGTAGTGCAAAATTATTAAACATCACGAATGATATTGTCAATTCTGCAAAGAGAGAAATCAAAACTGAGTTCTTTGGTAGTAGTTGGGGCAATGTCTTTACGATTGAATATAAGAAACTTATAAAGGAACAAGCTAAATCGGAACTCAATCATCTTGTAAGTGAAGAGTTAAAAGAGTGTTCTAAGGAGATAAACAATGCTATTAGGTCTTGGAGAAGTGAAATACTCAAAAAACTTGAAGAGTATGATATTGAAAAAGATATTTGTGAAGTAGCAGAAAAAGTTATCATCGAAAAGTTAAAGAAGTAGTATGGATTTAAAAGCAAAATACTTGTCTGACAAGTGTTCAGACCCTATTGAATTTCTAAATCAATTAAGACAGACAACAGAGCCTATTGGCGGTGGTACTGAATATAGTGATGATGGAGAACTCGTAGAATATGAAGTAGCCATTATTGCTATTGATAAAGAGACAAATGCTTTAATCAAGAAGGCTTGCGAATGGCTTGTAAATAATATCAAGTATTATTCCACTAATGCCCTTGGAATAGAATATATGGTTAATGATTTCCGTACAGCAATGAAAGGAGAATAGTTATGATAACAAAAATTACAATTAAAGATAAGTCTGACACTCCTTTACACTACGCAGCAGATTTATTTCAAGATGGTCTGTCTATTGATTTTATCAATGGTGTAAACATTATTGTAGGTGAGAATGGTTGTGGTAAAACCACACTCCTTAATCTCTTGCGCTATTATCTAATGGTAGATGAAATGGATTGCAGTAAAGGTCTTTATAATTGCAATATCAATCGTTTAAGGCGAGGAATTAGCGATGATATTCCTACTGGTGTTGATGT